GACGGTCGGCCGCGAGACGTTTTTGATCAAGCCGACCAGCACATCAACGGAGGCGTTGGCACGCCCGTCGGGACGTGTGTACTGCGCGAGTGCCGCGTAGACACAGACGGCGCCGGGCTCAACTTGACCGAACACGCATGCGGGCACCATGCCGAACATGTTGACCGGCGACGGCTCCGGCGAGCCTTTTTTCGCTCGCGGTCGGGTGTCGTAGAGCGGTGCCTCTTCCTCGGCAACGAACGAGGGGAATGCGTGAAGGGCGCCCATTTAGTCACGCCTCCACGCGAATGCCTCGGGATCATGAAACTCTTCGATGTCCACGAACAGAACTGCGCCATTGGCCCATGCATCGCCAAGGTCATCGAAGAGCGCCTCAGCGATTGCCCGAAAGTACGGAGTGAGATGGGCATACGCTGGAGGAAGTGCGCACCATTGCCCGTACGGCAAGAGCACTCCGCCAACGCGCGTCAGCGCATAGAGGAATGCCTCCGGCGTGACGTATGGGCGCTTTACGTATTCGGCGGCATTGAAATTTGGGGATAGCGCAGGGGAATCGCTTATGCGATCATTAGCCATCAGGCCGCTCCTTCCACATCAAGGGGCTGCTCAGAGGCTCGGATGGTGCTTCCAACACCGCCGGGCCTCGATTTCTTTAAGCTGAATTGTACCCCATTCGTACGCATACTTCACCTATTCCCGGTCGTTTCCGACGTTTCATTTGGTTGGAACCCGGCAAGGGTTATCAGCCCCGGCCGGGTTGGTGGTTAGCGTTGTCGCCAATAACGATTGCCAAACCATCCCCAGGCGAACAGCACGATGCCTGCGAGGGCGGAGATCACGGCCGCGAACGGCGCAACGAATGCCAATGCCATCGCCGCAACGGCGCAGACCGGGAGCGACCACATGCTGATTCGATTCAGCGCCACCATGTACTCGCGCTGTACGTCGCGATCGTTCATGCCGCCTTCTCTCCGTTTGGGCCGAGCACCGCATCGTTCCACTCGCGGTCCGCTTTGGTCATCTTGGCCCACTCGTCCTGCATGCGGTTGTAGAGCGGGATCGTCTTCTTCCCGAGGTTGAAGTACTGCGAATCAAGGAAGATGCCGATGTGGTGCAGCATGCGCGTGTACCGCACGAGCCGGTCGGTTAGCACCGCGTTCGCCAGCACTGTGAGATCGGTCACGTCGATGTCGTCGGCGTCATCATCAACGTACCCGCCGTGCTTGAGCAGGGCGAGCACAAGGTCGGGCACGCTTTCCGGGGGCACGAGGATCGTCTTCTCTCCCTCTTCCCCTTCTCGCAGTTCGATAACGCCTGCCTGCGGTGTGCTAACCCTGATATTCCAGAGCCACGGGCGATCCGGGAATACGCCAGTGATGATGTCGGTGCTGTTCATTGCTTCCCCTCGGTGATGTCGAGCCAGGTGTCCAAGGCGCCGTACCCCACCCGCCCACGCAGCGTTTGGGCAAGTTCGAGCATGCCCGCCAACTCCTGGGAGATGATTTCGCGGACGGGATCACCTGCATGTCCGAAGTGCTTCTCGATGCCCTCGATGATGTTCTCCGCGGCAAGGACGTGATTGGATGCCAGGCGAAGCAGCGTCTTTACGTCCTGACTGGTAATCACTGTCGATTCGGTGCTCATGCTGCCTCCCCGAAGAGCGTAATCTGCCCCGTCTCCGTGACCTCGAACCCCGCCTGCACCGGCTGCCCCAGCTCACGCGCCAGGTTGCGGCGCTCCCGCTCGGCATCGGCGTCGGCGATCTCGGCCCGGCGCAGGTAATCGGCGCGCACGTCGCTCGCCCGTTTGTCCGTGCCCGTCACCTTGCTCGCCCAATCGCGGTACTGCCGGGCACGGGACTCGTGCTCCGCGATCTCCTGCCGGTAGCGATCGGCCCGGCTCATGTCTCGTGGATACTTCATGGCCCTACCTCGCAACCCAGAGCACGATCAGCGCCCAAATCGTGATCCCGAAAAACAGCGCCGATCCTGCCATCTGCGATACACGTTCGATATTGTCCTTAGCCTTGCGAAGTCGCCGATCCAAGCGCACGGCATCCAGGATGAGTGATCCAGTGAGCAGGGCCGTGATGATGATCAACGCCGTGTGTCCGCTCACATTGCCCGTCCCTTCCGCGCAAGAAACGCATCGACCGCTTCGATGAAGTCCGCAAAGAACTCACGCATCGTGAGCGTGGGGTCAGCGGCTGACGCGGCGCGCCAGCGATCCATGATCAGCGCGTAGATGCGCCGCCATTTCTCCGGGTCATCCTGCTGCTCAATCCACTCGTTGACCGTCATACCGCCTCCTAGGCTGGTCGCTGCCAGTGCGTGCGGATCGCCACATCACGCGCCTCGTGGGCTTCTGCGGCCCAATCCGCGTGCAACCGGGACAAGATGGCCATGCGGTCCGCACACTGCGTCATGCCGCCAGCACGGGCTTCACGCGCCCGTTTCGCGCAGTACGCTGCTTGGGTGCGGTGGTCCTGTTCCTCGGCTTCCAGCACGGTCGTGAGGTCGAACGCGACGGTGGGCGCCACGTCATTCATCAGCGCGGTGATGATGGCCGGATAGTCCCGCTCATCGAGCGCCTTGCGGAACAGGGCGGCGGCGGAATCGTCGTCCTCTGGTACGGGGGCGGGGCCAAACAGGGTCAGGCGGGTCAGGTCCGGTGATGGGGAGATCTCCTGGGTACTCATGCGGTCACCTCATCATGCTTGATGTATCCGTTCCCGCTGTCGGTGGTCCATGTGCGTTGCTGATTGATTGCGAACTTCTTACGCGCCTCTTCGATGAGCGAGAACCCGTTTCGGTGTGCGAGGTGCAGGAGCAACATCAGGCAGTCGGCGCACTCCTCCCCCAGCGCAAAGAGATCTTCGGGCGGGTGATGGAATGGGTTGCGAAGGTCGTTTACCGCGAAGTCGACCTCGTCCACCTCGTCTCGGAGATGCGCAAAGATCGATTCGTTGGTTGCGGCGGGGAACGTGCGATTACCCCACTCGCCGACATCACGTTGCAGCTCGTCAAGGTCGGTCATGCGGCCCTCGATTCGGTGGTGACGTACGCGGCGCTGGCGATCAGGCTGCGCACACTCGTGCGGATCGATTCGCGAAACGATTCCGGATAGTCGGTGTCACTGAGCAGGTCGCTGAGGGCCTGCACGTCGGGGTCGAACAGCATCCCGCCGTCCCCCGCGGCATCGAAGAAGCCGGCGGATGCCAGCAGGCGACGGCGCGCGTACACGCTGAGGTCAAGCGCGGCCGCGAGGCGCGTGACGGTCTCGAACACGGGGGCGCTCCGTGCGCTTTCCAGGTAGGACAGGTAGCTCCGGTCATACCCGGCCCGTGCGGCGAGCTTGGTCTGCGAGAGCCCACGGTCTTCGCGGTACACCTTGAGCAACTCGGCAAAGGCAATCATGCGGCGTTCGCCTCCTGCCCGCGCACCGTCATCGCCAGGGCGTACCCCTCGGCTTTCCACACCTCCTGCTCGTCTGGGTGCAAGTGGTGCCAGCGCCGCGCGTACGTGTCGATGTGGACCGCTTCGTACAGGCACTGGCCGAAGCTCCACGGGCGGGAGGTCGCGTACGTGCGGTAGATGCCGGCCACCCGAGCCCACCGCGCACGGCGATGGGCGGGCAGCGTGGCGTAGTCAGCGGGCGTGACGCCGACGATGCGGCAATTCGTCGCGTATATGAGCGGGGCGAGGTCGGCGGGCTCCATCAGAAGGGGGGCTCCGTTCCGGCGTTCGGGTTCGGGCCGGTCAGTTGGACGGTATCGGCGTTGATGTCCAGGGAGAGGCGCGTCTGCCCCTGCTGGTCCTGGTACTCGCGCGTCTCGAATCGCCCTGAAACGAACACCTCTCGCCCCTTGATGAATGCCCCGTTGGTAGCGAGGCGGTCGAGCGTTTCCGCAAGTCCTCCCCATGCCGTGACGCGAAAGAACATGGCCGATGGTTCGGTGCCCTCTGATCGCCGCCGGTTGACGGCGATCGAGAACTGCACGTTCATGCGAGCGTTTGGGGTAAATCGTGCCTCGGGGTCACGGGTCAGTCGCCCCACGAGGGTCATGTTTGCGATGTCTGCCATTACGGTTGTGCTCCTACCGGGCGGGTTTGCTGTCGTCGCTGCTGGAGCCGTTCGATCAGGATCGACGCATCGCGCCGGGACAGATCAACAACGGACGCAGCGAATGAGGATTGCGCCTCCAATTCGAGGCTTTCGTCGGTGATGTTCAGTTCGCGGGCAATCGAGGAAATGAACTGCAACTGTTTCGAGGTCGCCGGCTGCGTCCCTCCGCCCTGCGGACGTTGCTCACGCACCGGCGGAAAGCGATCGCGGTCAACGGGAGCGGATCGCGCCTGGACGTTGACCGGCGAATCCACGATGCGGTTCTCGTGCGCGCCGAATACGAAGTCGTCACAGAATTGCGTACCGAATCCGAGCGCCGCAAGCGCACGCCCCAACGCCTTGGTTTCCGCCTTCTCGACGAAGTCGCGGAAATCGTTATAGGTTTCGCTGCCCCACCCGGTGGCCGAGCCGCCACCGGGTATCGAGACACGAGCGCGAAAGACCGCTTGCTCTCCGGAGAAGGTCGTCATCTCCGTTTCGATTTCAGCGTCAGGGTGTTCGGTGCGTAGCCAAAGCACCCGCCACTTGACTTCAAGGTAGTCAGAACCGGAGACCTTGGTCAGATACCGGCTTGGGTTGAATGTTCCGGACTCGGTATCAGCCATCAGCAATCACCCCACACCGGGTCGGCGTCGAAGATCGGATCGGCGGCTTCCTCGGCGGTCTCGAGCAACGCTCGAATGCCGAGGATGCAGGCAAGGGCGATCAGGGCTTGAATCAGGTGTTGCCAGGTCATCACGCGTCTCCGGATGTGCCGACGGTCTGCCGGATCGCCGCCGCCACATCGGCGCGTCCGAGGATGTCGCATGCCTCGATGGCCTGCATGCGGCTCATGACGGCCAGCAGGCGATCGGCGAGGACGTGCGGCGCAGGCGTGGTGCGTTCAGCGGGCGTGTGGCCCGCATGCGTGGTCTGTGGGGCCATCTACGCCACCGCCTCGTTGTCGAGGTTCCGGCAGGCGAATTCGTCGCTGAAATCGATGATGTCGGAGGCGCTGATCATGCTCGTCCGTTCGGTCACGTCGCGCTCGGTGACGCGGCTCCAGTCGATCGATTCGCCCACCGCGCGGGCGCCATCGGTCAGCGCGTCGTTCAGGTACGCCCAGAGGGCTTTGCTCACGTCGGAAGTCGCCCCGGCGGTCAGTTCGATCTTGACCGCCACGCCGCCGACCGTGGCCTCGATCTTTCGGGTGGTAGACTGGTACACAGAAGCGCTCATCACTCTTCTCCTGTTGGCTCGTCAGACTTGTCCTCTGGCGAGCCTTCGTGTTATGCCGCGTCGTCGTATTCCGGGCTGAAGTACTGCTTGCCGAACCGAACGACCGTCGGCGCATCGAGCCCGTTCTTCGCTACCGAATTTGCGAACGCGGTGCTCTCCGCGGTCCGTTCTAGCGCCATGCGGAACGAGCGGTGATCCATGATGGAAACGAGTTCCGCGTTCGTGACCATCGCCCCGCCCGGTGAGTCCGGCGCCGTTGCCTTCTCGATCTCTGCACGCTCAAGACGGATCGCAACTTCGACGTTGCGTGCGTGCTGCCCCATTACCTGAGCCATCGGTCCGTTCGTCCCTTTCCTGACAAAAATGGCGTCAATATTCGCCACCGGCATTCGAAGCCGTAGAGTCGGCATCGCACTCAGGTCGAGTGCAATGGCGCGGCGGGCCGATCGGAAACGAGACTGCCCGCCGCTGGTTGTCGCCGCCTGGGGGTTACATGGCCCTACCTGCCCTTCTTGCCTATCAGGGTCCAACGCCGCACCGTGCGGCGACCGAGAGCCGAAAAACGCCCGTCCGACATCTGTGCCAGTGGCGCAATCGCCGGAACAAACACTCCCGGTCGCCTGCGCGGTCCGTACCCACGAAACATCCTGAGTACGGACCGCGCCCCGTGTGTGCCTCACGGGACGCGGCGAACAAGGGGAAGGGGATGAAGTGATCAGTGTTGGGGCAGCGGGTAGTGCACCGGCCAGGCTCCGCTGCACGCCGCCGGCCGAGGTGGGCACGGACGAAGACGAGGATGACGAGGGGTATGCCTGGGATCGGGTATAGGTCAAGAGAATCATCACGCCGCTCGCAGTTCGGTGCAGCCGAGCAGTGCCAGGGCCTGCACGGTATCGGCCCGGCCAAACGTCTTGGGGCCAATCTCGGTCGTGTCGACCGTCTGCGAGTGCGGGTCGATCCACGCGATGCGGCGCGCGCCAGTCGCGTTGTCAACGATTTTGTAGAGCGTCGCCGGGTCCGTGATGTGGCGCTCAGCGGCCGGCATGCTCGGCACGTCCGTCACCGTGACTTCGGTCGGTTCGCCGGCATCGTCGTGGATGAGCCGGGTAATGGTCAGGCGCTGCATGGCTTAGGCCGCCCGATCCAACGTGGCCGGCAGATCGAGCGCCGCACTGCGAATCGCCGCGAGGAAGTCAGTGCCGAGGTGATCGACCGCGTCCTGCAACCGGATCGCGAACGCCGCCCCACCCTTCCGGGCAATCGCGTCATACGTATCGCGGCGCAATTCGGGCGTCATGCCGCTCAGCGCGTAGCTAATCTCAACGCGCCACTCACGGCGCTGTTGGGCGTTCTGGCGAGCCGCACGGGAGGCGTGCCGGTCATTGATCGTGTGGTTGTCGTTCTGCGTCGAGGCCCCGAAGTGATCGCCCATGAGCGCATCAGCGAGATACGCATCGGCGAGGTTGTCGTCCGGGCAGCCATTCTCATAGCGGGCCGTGTAGCCGTCGCGGGCCAGGTTGCCGGCCACGCGGGCGCTGGAGTCACCGGCGGTCGTGAGTGCATCGATCAGGGGATGTGCCATTACGCTGCCTCTTTCACATCACCATCGGTGCTATCACCAATAGTGCTAAAGCGGTTACGAAAAAGCAATTCGAGGCCAGCCTCGAACACCTCCCGTGCAACATCGCTCCGGGTGGCACGATTCGCGCGCGTAGACCGGAGTTCCCGAAGTGCATCCATGCGTCGAATCTGATCTTTGCGCAGGACCAACGTGGTCACTTGAAGATCGCCATTCCGTCGAACTGCCATGCGTTTCGCCTCCGTTCAGAACTGTTGGTGCTAGACTAACACGTTCGTTCATAACTTGCAATAGTAGTGCTAGCATCGAACAGATGAACGAGCGCGATGAGAAACAATCACGAAACCATGCAGCCGATTACGTGAAGACCCGCCGATTAGCGTTGGGCTTGACGCAAGAAGACGTTGCCGACCTTACAGGGATGAGCCAGCGATGGGTCTCTAAGGTTGAAGCTGAAGGTTTTTCCGCGCCCCGGATGGCTACGCTTCGACGCCTCGCTACCGCATTGCAATTACCGCTCGATGACTTGCTCATCAATGTTGGCTTCGCGTTGACGGGGCCGGGTGCGCAGCGAGTGGCAGATTCAGCAACCGAGGCAGATGACCCCGACTCTCCTCTCACCCCCGAAGAGGAAGCGGTACTCAGTCGTCTGACATTCATGGGCTATTCGCAGCTGAGCAACGCACAACTGAGGGAGATCATCAGGATCGTTACCAAGGGGCAGTAGCGGATGTTGAAGGAGCACTTACAGGCGCAGGTCTTAGAATTCGCCGCGCGTCACGGCCTGCATTCCGAGCACGACTACAAAGCGAATCTCGAGACGCTCAAATCGGTCTTCGACTTCCAACGACTCCCGGCCACGGCGGCGATCTGTTCCGTCACGCAACAGCTTGAGCCGTTCCCCGGTAAGCCCGCCCCTACCCCACGCATCTTTGTCCGCGACCACATGACGTATGAGGATCGGCGGCTCGCGATCGCGCACGAAGTCGGGCACATTATTCTCGGCCACAACGATAGCCACGGGCTCTATAAGGTGGCGCCGTACTTCCACAACGCCCAAGAGCGGGAGGCGTGGCAAGCAGCCGCCCTCTTGCTCATTAGCTGGCGTGCCGTCCTTGATTCGCCGCACGTGCGATGGCTGCAACGGGTGTGCGTCGTTCCGGCCTGGCTGATCAATGAGCTGCCGTACGTGCAGCGCGCGTTCTCGCTCCCATTACAAAAGCGCCCGGCAATGTTCTCATGACGAACAACAAGCCCCCAGTGCGAGCATTGGCCTATGTCCGGCAATCGTCTGCGAAGGCGGGAGAAAATGCGTCCGATGCGTTGAGCCTCGAAGCCCAGGAGGATGCCATTCAGCGGTACTGTGCAGAGCGCGGCATCACACTGGTGCGGACGGTGCGCGATCACGACTTATCCGGAGAGGATTGGGATCGGCCGGGCATCAAGGAATTGCTCAACGCCGCCGCGATGGGCGATGTCGATACCGTGGTGGTCTTCAAACTGTCCCGGTTCGCCCGTGACGTGCTCTATCAGGAACTGACGCATCGCGAGCTCAAGAAGCGCGGGGTCAGCCTCCAGAGCGTCACCGAGGCCGGGATCGAGAAACCGCTCATCCGCATGGTCTACGGCGGCATGGCGCAACAGCACAACGAGGATCATCGCGACTGGCTCAAGAACACGCTCCGCTCACGAGCAAATCGCGGCCTGCACCACGGACGCGCGCCATACGGCTACGTCGTGCCATCGGGCACGGACCGCACCAATCGCCGGCTCGATATCCATCCCGATGAGGCGCCGGTCGTCAAGCGGATCTTCGAGATGCGGGCATCCGGTCTCGGGCCGATCGCGATCGCGAACCGTCTCAACGCGGACGGCATCCGGTCCAAGAGCGGCGGTCCGTGGTGGTCGTCATCGATCCGGGAGTTGCTCAAGGTCGGCACGTTTGCCGGGTACGCGGTGTACCAGGGCGAGATCGTTGGCGACCTCGATCCGACGAACACGCCGCCGATCATCGATCGCGTGCTCTGGCACCAGGTGCAACACATGTGGGCCGGTGGCCGCGCCCCGAAGGCCCACGAGGAACGCAAGAGCTGGGTGCAGGGGCTGGTGTACCACGAGTGCGGGGTGCGGATGTGGTACGTCCACACCAAGACCGCGAACGCTCGAGGATTCCACGGCAAGCCCGCGTTTGTCTGTGGCACCCACGCCCGGTCTCGCGATACCCGGTGCACGGTGCGCCCCAAAGAGGTGCGGGTGCATCCGGTCGAGCACGCAACGGTGCAATGCATCCTCCAGGACCTCGCCGCCATCCCGGCGTCCCTCTCGGGGGCGATCGACCGCTACTTAGTCGAGATCGGAACGCCCGACGCGCTCAAGCAGCTCGCCGAATTGGAGCGGCGACGCGACCACCTGCGGGCCTCGATCAAGCGCGCCGAACAGATGGTCGTCAAGGGATTCAGGGACGAGGTGTGGTTCGCCGAACAGGATGCGGAGCTTCAAGTCGAGCTGCGGGACGTGCTGCGGGCCATTGAGCGCGCCCAGGACACGCCGGACCCGAGCGCCCTGGCGCCGCTGCACCATTCGCTGCTGACCATGCAAGCCGCGTTCCCGCTGATGAGCGATGACAAACGCTTCGAACTGTTGACGGGTCTGGGGCGGGTGGTCGTGGGAGCGACGGTGCGCATCCAGTACCTGGAGATGTTCGCGCCATTCTTCCCGAATCCCACGCAGATTCGGTACATTTACCATCGCGGCAAGAATGTGTACAGTTATGAAACGGTATAGGGTGTGTTGCGGACAAGTCTCGCAGCAGACACGTTCGCAGCAGGGGGTACCATTCGTCCTGGTGGGAAGCGGGCGGCCGGCCAAGGAGCTGCCCCTCAGAATCTTGGCCACGACGTGCATCGCGTGGCCGCCCGCTTCGAGCCGTAGCTCAGTGGTTATGGTAGTGGGTGCAGGGGCGTGGGGCATCGTAGGGATTACTGATGTGGCCCGTCACTGATGAGCGTATCCGGATACTGCGCCAGGAGCCGCCTGAGCGGCTTGCTGTCCCAGGCTTGATGGTAGTAGCCGCCCATCGGGCATTTGTAGGCGACATAGCCAGCGTGGATGCCCTCTCACTCTGCACCAACGGTGAAGTCATTCCAATCCGCCCTATCACGTGCGCGTGCCACTGCCCATTCGATAGATTCAAGGGCCTGGCACAGATCACGCTCGCGTTCCTCACACCACGATAGTGTTCCTCTCGCGTGGTCGATCCACTCCATGACGAGATCAACTAACCTGGCTTGTGATTGCTCCCTCAGCCAATCTCGATACTGCTCAAGCTGCTGGTCTTGGACATCGGCGGTTCTAACGGGGAACGATTCAGGCTCAAAGGGAGGCAGTGTTCGTCGAGACTTCACCACGTCGCACTATCCTTCTGACCCCATAAGTTTAAATCACCGCCCCCGGCGCAGAGTGTGCAGGGCTTGTCGAACATCACCCTCTCCTTAAACGATCGCCCCCGGGCACCGCGAACCCGCAGTACCCGAGGGCCAATCGTGCTCACCCGCCACAGCGAGCGAGGGGAGTGGCCGCTTACGGCGGCGAGTCGGCTGCATTCGACGTCTCGCAGCACGACGGCCGAGCCCGAAGGCCGGGGCACCACCTTGTTTCGCTCTAAACAAGGAAAGCATCCGGTTTCTTCCTCCCCGGCAAACTTGGGGGTTGCCCCACCGCCACCTCATTTGCCACCAAACGAGGAAAGTACATCGCCCGGCTTTCGTTCGGTTCCAACGCGCACACCGGACAACATAGGCACCTGATGTCAACAGGCGGCTGGGAGTGTGGGATTCGAACCCACGGACGTTGGTCGTCGTCCCGCTTCAAACGGGGTGCATTCAGCCGCTCTGCCAACTCCCAATGCCTCCGTCTTTCCGGAGTGTCAGCCGGTTCCCAGGATCGGCACCCCCTCTGGTTTGACCGCACCAGGGCGCGGGTGGCAGTGTTGGCCGTGGCCGCCTCTGCAACATAAGTTTAACCCATCGCTAACCGGTCACGTCGTTGATCTTGTCGACGATGCCGCTCGGCTTCCAGAACCGCTCATAGCTCGCGATGGCCGTCACGAACGTAAACAGGAACGTTGTCGCAAGGTTCTGTACGTCGAAGTTGTGGCTGAAGTAGACGGTACCGAGCGCACCGATAAAGCACCAGCCAAACGCAGAGGATGCTTTCGCCTCGGAGCTCCACTTGCGGCGGTTGATCATGGTAATGACCGGTGATCCGAGGAAGCCAAGAATTGTGCCCCACATGATGATGTCGGTTGGCACGCCGCCGATTTCACCGGTGTTGGTGCTTACATCAGCGGCGAACGTTGCATGCCCAGTGAGCAGCGCGAGAAAGCCGATTGCCCCCAACGCCGCGAACAATCGGAGTATCCGTCTCATCTCAGTCCTCCCTATCGAACCAGCCCCACACCAGCAGGGCAATCAAGAGCGCGAGCGGAAATGCCAGCGGCCACAACCAGTCGGGCATCGTTCGCGCCGTTTCTGCGGCTTGTCCCGGCCACAGCCACACACGGGGCAGCAGCACTCCAATTCGCCTTCACAGCCGTCACAGATCTGCATCGGCGGCACCACCCTTCCGCGTGTCGATCGTGTCGGATTCTTCCTGTGCGCCGCGATACACGATCATGGTTGCGGTAGATCGATTCGTCGTCACGACGTGCCCGCACAACGGACATTTCGACGTTGCCGTGCTCTCACCGTTTGGCGTGCGTGCGGTGATGACGTTGATGTCATCACCGTCTTCAATGCGGAATACCGTTTGGCAAGCGGGGCATGTGTGTTTACACCGAAGCCACCACGGTCGTTCGTCAACGCGCTGAACATGACCCTTTTGCAGAATCTTCATGGTCTCATCTCCTCGTGGTGGATGCTTCGCGAGGGGCGTTCTTGGTTGTATCCCCACCTTTGTTCGCTCAGCGCCCCACTTCAATCCCCTGCCCCTTTCTCCGATCGATCTCGCCCGCGTAGCCCACGAGCTCGTCAATGTCCCGCTTGAGCGCGTCCACGGCGGCGATGCGCTCGGTCGCATTCGTTGCAGCAAGATCGAAGATGTCGATCGCGCGGCTGAGCAGGCGGAGAGACTCCACGAGTGCGCCGGCAATCGCCGTGTCGTCCCGCACGAACTCGCCGTTCGCGTTGCGCGTGGGATCGGGCATTACTCTTCCCTGACCGACTTCTCGTACACCTTGCCGTTGCTGAACTGGTAGGCATGAACGTTTAGGGTGGAACCGCGGCGGATGATGTCTTCCAGGTGCGGCCATTCCGCCTTGGTGTAGTCGTCGCCAGGCTTCAACTGCTCTTTGCCCCACGAAAGCCACTGCTGGCACTCAGACCGCTCAGGATCGAACGTGAAGGTCTTCGATGACCACGGCACCGATACCGAGCCATACAGCCGCTTGGCGAGCTGCAGCGTCATCCCCTTCGGATAGATGGATGTGGGTTTCGCCGGAGCCGGAGTCGTCGTCACCGGCGGCGCGTCGACGGTCACGGACTGGTACTGCTTCATGATGGCGACGATGCGGTCCTGCAATTGCTGCGTCTGCGCGATGATGCCGGGGCCGGGACACGGCTTGGTCGCGAATTCGAAGTGCTGCATGTGGGTGACAATGCCGACGTTCGGATTGACCGGGAACGACGTGTACGGCGTCTTCGCATGATCGAAGAGCCACGCCTTGAGTTGTGCCGACCGTTCGAGCTGCGCCGCCGTCATCGGATCGGGCGACACACCGACGTGCTCGATGCTCACGAGGCGGTTGTTGATGGCATCGACGCCGAGCGCATTGACGAACGCCGGGCCGTCGCCTTCGAGCCCATCCGATCCGCCGTTTGCCCACGGCGACCGCGTGCCAAACGGGTCATTGAGCTCGATGCAGCCGCCAAGGCGGTCGATCACGTAGTCAACCAGCGCATCGGCTTCACGCTCGCCGCCGATGGAAAAGAAGTCGTGATAGAACGCCAGCGATCCGTATCCATCGGTGATGTGGTCGCAGGCGCCGACGATTTGCCGAGGCGCAGCGAGCTGGGAGTACCCGTGGCCGGGGCCGATCTTGGTGCAATGCGCCACCGTCATGGGTGGTTTCGGCACACGACCGAATACGATGGTTTCAGACACGGTTTGCCCTCCTTCGTGGGGGAGCGAGAAGCTGCCAAAGATCGCGAGCGCCTTCTGAATGACTGCGTTGTGGCCGTTGGGATCGGTCCACCATTTACCGGTCATCTCTTTGACCGTGCGGACCGTACCGGCATTGCCGCCGCTGATGACGAGGCTGTAACGGGGATCGAGGTAGACGTACTTCGCGAGCGGGCTGCTCTTGGGGATTGCGCCGTGTACGTAGGCATGGCAATGAACGAGATCAGCTAATGCCGCTTCACGGCCGCTGGTAAACGCTAGCCCTTGATCACCTCCATCGGTCACGCCGAGGCCATCGATAACACCTCGACTCATGTAGATGTTTGACTGCATCGGCGCGCCGTCTTCGGGGTCCCCTGTCTCGTTCGCGCAATGCGCAACGCGCAGATCAGGATTGATATTCACCGCTGGTCCGACTTCATAAAATGTCTCAACGACATCCCGAAGAAACCCATGGCTCGGCTCTCGTGCGCCTAAAACAATGAGTCGTTGGTAGGTTTCCTCCGCTGTGCTAATGCTCGTGGAGTCCCATCGGGAATCGATTGTATAGGTCATTCCGCACCCCCAAGGTGGTATAATTGGGGCAGCGAAAACCCTCGCGCTGCGGGAACAGCCGAGGGTGCGGCACCCCGGAACCGCTCTAGGAGGTTCGCAGAATGCATCACGATTCTACCCCAGATGTCCCTTACGGATATTGTCATTGCGGCTGCGGTCGACGTACTCCGATCAGCAAGAAAAACTCGCCTGCTCGGGGCTACGTGATTGGACAACCGCAGCGGTATTGTTTTGGACATCGCGGCAAGTACAAGGTTGAAGAGCGATACGAGGTCGATCCCGAATCGGGTTGCTGGAATTGGACGGGCTACCGGAATTTGGCCGGATATGGTCGAATCCGCACCAATGGGCGTCTCGTGCTTGCGTATCGCTATTTGTGGGAACAGCGTTTCGGAGATGTCCCCGCCGACCATGATCTTCACCATCGCTGTGAAAACACAGCGTGCGTGAATCCCGACCACTTGGAGCCGCTTCCTCGCAATCTGCATAAGCAACGGCACAGCAAGGTAACGCCAGAGATTGCCGAAGAAATTCGCAGATTGCGCGGCAAAGAACGCCAGATCGATTTGGCCGATCGGTTTGGAGTCGATCAGACCACGATCAGTTGCATTCAACTGGGGAAGACGTGGAAAGAACCGGCTTAGCCCACGCCGGTCATACGTCTGATCGGCCGTGAACGCGGGTTTGGAATCCCAGCGGGAATCGACGGTGTACTGCGTCATTGGCGCGCGCTCCCTTGCGGTGAAGCAACGAAGTACCGGAGGAAGGTCTCGCGAATCCAGCGGGCGTCGCTGAGCGCGTTGTGCGGGGCATCGTCCGGCTGCTTGGGGCCGGAATGCATGACGCCCCAATCCTCCTCCTCGATGGCTTGCTGAAGGTCGCGGCAGTAGTACGGGAATCCCGCCGGTTTCTGGCTCATGTCGCCGAAGAGTTGGCAGAACACCACCCAGTCGTAATCGCAGTAATAGCCCCAGAATTCCGGAGCGGGATCGTCGCCGACGAACGCGAGGATGTCGCCGGCAATCTCCCGGTTTGGCTTCCATTGCCGTGACTCTCCCCAAACGCGCGGTGATCCCCAGGGAGGCGGCTCGGGATGCCGTTCTGGTAAATGCAGGAGTACGTTGTCCTTGACCCATTGGCCTGCATGTCGCGGGTTGAAGTCAGTAGAGACGGCGTAGTAGTACTGACCGTCCTCACAAACCAGCGCGATACTGATCAGCTCGATCGGGTACTTCGGCCCGCGTTCATTGAATTCGGTATCGAGGAAGTAGCGCATCGTTACCCCTCTTCCCTTATCGGCCGGCTCATATACCGTTCGACCGCATCGAACCAGGCGTCCTGATACTCGGTACACGCATCGGTGCAATTCGGTTCGTCACCGAATTCGAGTTCGCACCGATAAAGCGCCTCGCTTGCTCGAGCGACGGGTGCGAGGTAGTCAATCGCCTCTTGGATTTCTGGAGTTACCTCAACCTTGACCGTTGCCATTGACGCCACGGTTCACCTCCCCACACACATCGTCGTCGCTACACCTCGTCCGGACGCATCGCCGTTGGGCTCTGGGGCGGGTTCGCCGGGCAGTAGCCGAGCGTCCGGCAGGCTCCGGTGCAGAGGCACGGCCGAATCGTCCCCTTCGCATCGATCACATCAATGACCGTTGCTGCCTTGTACGGGGTGCTTGGTGTCGGGACAGGACGAACGCGAGTGCCCCACGCGCCGTATCCATGGATCGGGCATGGCATCGGGTGGATACTCCAATACGGTTTTCCGCAGGTGCAGAATTGCAGTCGTGGCGGATCAATCTGACTGGCAACGTCTCGAACAGTCATCACTCACCTCCCCACACACATCGCCACCACGAACGCCACCACGACGAGCGCGGGCAGCGACCAGACCACCAGCAGGTCCCGCGTGCGCTGGCTCATGGCGCGTCTCCTACGTCACGGGCAGCACGGCGCCAAAGCCAGGCATCCCACAGCATGCCGACGATCATGAGCGGCGCCCCAACGAGCACGAACGCCCGGAGCAGCTCCTGTGTCCATTCCGCCGGCGTCCACCAGCCCCACAGGATGACCATGAAGCCGCCGTAGAAGAGCAGCGACGCCGCGACGACATCGAGCGTGCCGAGCGCGCGAAGCGTGTACCGCCGGGTGATCACGTGCGAGAGGACGATGGCGAGCAGCAAGCACGTTGCAATCAACGTGCTCAGCCATTTATCGTCACGGATCGTGCGGCTATGCCCGTAATGGAACCAACACCAGGCGGCAAGCACCGCCAGCGCATTCAGGCCCCAGCGGCCCCATTTCAGTGACCATGGGTGGCCCCACAGGCGGGCAATCGTCTCGCGGGTCATGAGTGGCCCCTTTGTTGGCGGGGGGGACGCGGGAACATGCCCTCGCCAATGAACCCATCCTCGCCAATGTGCTGGTGACCGCGCGCGTCTCGGCGTTGCAGTTCCGAAATGGTGCGGTTGATCCGTTGCTCGGCGCGCTCAACTTCCTGATTGACCTCAATGGCACGCTGCATGGCGGGCGTGGTCTCCGGTTCCTTGACCGGGCGATGGAAGAGCCGATGCAGCAAGCGAATCATGGCGATGCCCCTCGATCGGCCGTCGACCGCTCGTGATCCTTGCGCTCCTCGCGGTCGAGGAAGTACTGCAGCATCCGCTCCGAGGTGGCCGCGAGTGAGGACGTGCGGTTGGTGGACGCTTCGAGCTGCCGGTCCTGCTTCTCGATAATCTTGTCGCGGTCGGCAATCTGCCCACGCAACTCGCGGTAAATGATGCCGAGCAACAACGCGATGAATCCCACCAACGATGCTGTGGTAAATGGATCGCCTTGTCCGCTCATGCACTCGCACCACTGACGCCCCTAGCTATCCGGGGAGCACTCCGCATGAGGGGCATACGGAGCGTCCATGTCGTGTGGCCGCGACCGACCAGCAGAGACAATAAAAAATGGGCCGCGTTGCTGATTGCTCAGCTGCGCGACCCATTCGGCCACATCTCTCAAACTGTCTGAATTGTACCCTACGGCTTATGCGGCCTGGGGACGTTCGTCCACCTCCGGTTCCCACGTCCGGCGCGCCCCACACGCTGGACACACGTACCGGATCACCCCGCCATCATGCACGATCCGGACCGCGCGAAACACGATCGGCACGCCCTGGCGCGTCCACCCGATTTGCACGCCACACGCGGGGCAGAACAGCGGCCGGCGACGGCTCACCGCTCCACCCCTTGCCCGGCCCGGCGGGGCATCATCCGGTCACCTCATAAGTCACAAATAACAGCGCCGTCGCGTCGGCGGTCGTTGGCGCCCACGCGGCATCCACGATCAGGTTCGCCTCAATCACGTCATTGGCGGCAAACGGGATGCTGTCCTTCCACGGCAGCAGCTTGGAGATTGACCGCAGGTTGGTGCCATTGATGACGATCCCGGTCAGTGGTACGGCAGACGCCTGGTTGTTGACCTTGACGCCGAGGGTCGTGGTTCCGGCGGTGCGGTCGGTTGATGTCCAGAGGATGCCGCCACGGATGCGCCCGGCAGTGCCCTGCTTGACTTCAATGCCAACGCCCGTCGCCACAAACGAGGTCGACGAATCAGGGACCGGGATACGCATGCCATAATCGGCCGCGCCGCCCGACCCGACGTTCTCACGGAACCACGGCCCGATCGTCGCATCGTAGTAGGTGTTCGGCCCAATCGGCCCCAGGATAAGCGGCGCCCCACCGAGGTTCACGACCGCGACATCATCGCCAACCGCAACGCCGCGGTTCTCGATGCGCGGGAACCCGGCATCCTCTGCGGTATCGGCATCGCCGCGCTGGATGGCGATCAGCCCGTTCGTGACGGCGGTGACGGTCGCGCGGGCGATGCGGAGGGATTCCCCATGGCTATTGAGCTTGCGTTTCAGCGCGGCGGCAATGATGTCGGCGTCGTTATAGTCGTCAGCCATTAGCCCTCCGCGTCTTCGCCCCGGCGGAATCGAACCAGCCGGTTGCATGAGATTGGCATGACGACATCCTTCGGCCCGGTGCCGACCACCGCCTGCGTGACCCAATATCTCCCATAGAAATCGTAATGATCGGTTGCGATGTCGAGATCGATCACCCGGTGTGGGTCGAGTAAGTCGATGCTCGGCAAGATGGTCATCGCCACGGTGCGTTCATACGAGCGCGCTTCCTCGATGAGCCGGTCGGCGAGCGCATCAACGTCGTCCTGGTCTTCGGCGTCGGTCGCATCAACCCACCCCCCGGAGTAAAGGATTTCGCGTCCGATATTTGGGATAGAAATCGGCGAGTCGACATCGGTGTTGCGACGGATGGCATAGAGCGGTGACTTATCGCTGCGCTCGCGCCGGACGGCCACGACATTGCCGAGTTGCCCCCGGGTGGGCTTGTCCTGGATCGTGCCGATGTAGTCATCGTTGGTGTACCGCGCGAGCGGCTGTGAATCCGAAAGCAAGCGTGACGGCGCGGTACGAATGACGCCTTGGCGGTCGCAGTAGAGCGGCCACCACCCCGCCGCCTGACACAGGCTGTTCGCCGCTTCCAGGTTGCTCATGCCTTTCGGGAAGTTGCGCGTATAGCCGGTCGTCTTCGCCGTGTTCGGCAACTGGTACTTCACGAGCCCGGCGTTGGTGATGATGCCGGCGATGGCCGTCGCGATATTGGTGCCACTCGCGATCTTGTAGGTGTCATTGAATGCGGCATCGCGCATGACCGCCGTCAGGTCTTCACAGGGGTACGATTTCCTAACCGTGGTCTGGGTGATCGTCGCATCCGGTTGCCCGGTCACGAAGACACCGAGCCGCATCCACCCCGTTGTCGATTCGTCGTCGTAGTTGATCCGCACGTAGGGCGTCACAAAGTCCTTGAGTGGCACGACGCGCTCAGCGCCAATCAATTCCATGGTGAACACCGCAGGCGCGTCGCCGCTCGTCCCCTGCTGCCGCTTGACGGTCCCCCCGGTGAAGACATCGGTGATGTCTTCGACTCGATTGCCGTCGACCGTACAGCGGAACACCATGCGCTCAACAATGCCACCCGGCAGCGCCAGATTCGGAATCGCCGTCATTCGGTGAATCCGATCTCGGGATCAACCCCAACCTTGTACGCCTCTTCGCGCACCCCGAAGGAATATGACGGGTAGAACTTGTTGGGCGTCTTCGTGAAATCGATCAGGCGACCGAAGACCACGTTGCCCTTCCAGTCCCGGAAGCACACCACGGGGTCACGGTCTTCGAGTGCATCCATCGCCGCCTCGCGTTGTGCGATCGCCGCGATCTTGTCGGTGGCATCCGGTGGCGGCACGATCCGGTACTGGCCCGGCACTTCCCAGTACTTGGTCGGCGACCGGAACGTAATGGGCTCTTCCTCGGCGCCGACCATGAAGATTTGCTCGTCGCGCTTGCGGTTCCACTTCAGCGCTTGCACGTCATCGAGCACCGCCCGGTACGTGAGCGGGTTATTGACATCGAGCAGCACGACCCCGCCGAGGTTGACCGTGGCACTTGCGTAACGCCGTGGGCTCGAGACCCGATCGAGGTCACGTTGCCCGATCACCCGGATGGCGTACTGATACTCACGCCCACTGGCCGGAATCGGGTCGAGGAACGAGGTCTGGTCGGAACTCGGGATGATGATGCGCGGCGTCCCGGTCAGGCCAATGTCATCGCGGTAGATGTAGTACCCGACAAACGTCCCGCCCGGCTCCGTCGTCGCATCCCACTGGACGAGGATGCCAGTCGGCCAAGGGTCGTTGTCGTCCACCTTCACCGGCGTCGCGCTGAACCCGGTGACGGGATCGGGACCGGTGAACGCCGTCGTGACGGTGACGATTTGCGCGTACCCCTGCAGCGGCTGGTTATCCTCGACAATGAGCTCGATGTCGTACGTGTGCCCGTTGTGCAGGTACCCCGCCGGCACCGCCCACGACGTCGCCGATGACACCACCCAACCGCGTTGATAGACCACCCCGGCCTCGTAGAACGTCAGGCGATAGCGGTTCTGTGCGCTCGATGTCCACGTGACGGTCGGCGTGCTGCTCGTGATGGTGCCGCCGTCCGATGGGCTGGTGATTGACGCGGTCGGGCCATTGGCATAGACAAACGTCCCCTCGGGGCTCTTGACGGCATTGGCCTCGACGGTCTGAGCGCCGGAGTAGAGCGTCCCGTCGAATCCGTACGCATCCCACCGGAAGGTCGCAAACGACGCCAGGTCGCCGCTGACGGTCTGGTACTCCCACAGCCCCGAGGTTGCGTTGTAGGTGGCGGTGCGCGTCTGCAGGACCGTCCCGCTGTTGTTCTTGATCCGCACCTTCGCCGTCAGACTGCCTGATGGCGTGTCGTCGGGATCGGACAACTGGAAGGTCAGCAGTGGCCGGCTGGTAACGATCTCGCCGTTGGCGGGGCTGAGCCCGTCCGGGATCGACGGCGAGGCATCGGTTTTGAACTGGCGACGGGCGCTGTAGTCCGACCAGTTATTCGAGGTGTCCCGGCCCTGGATGTCGTACTTCCACGTCTGTCCCCACGGCAGCCCGTTCGGGTACGGCGTGCCGAGTCCGGATTGCGCCCACGTGATCGTCCCGTCGGCGTTGTTCGCCACCGTCTTGCTGATGATGCCGCTGGTGTAGACCAGCGTATCGCCCTGGTAGAGCCGCATCCGCACTGCGTTGGTGCTCGAGCTCGATTGGTGGGTCCAGTGAAACTCAAAGTCGGGGGTGTTATCCCAGACCTTGGAAAATGGATCGCCGGTAAGGGTGACAAACCCTTGATTGGCGGGCGTGAAGGCAAGCCAGTCCGCCCAGTCGCCCCAGGCTGCGAACGCATCACTCGTGCGCGCCCGCCATTCGTAGGGGGTGCCGCGACTCAGCGTTGTGCCGGCGTACGTAACGCTGAAGTGATCGCTCGCTTGCTCGGTTGGGGACGCCGTGAACGCGGATGGTGTCCAGAAGGTTACGCCATCGCTCTGACGGCGGAACTGCACCTGGTACTGGCGCAGGTAGTCGCCGACATCATCGCCGCCGTTACTGTCTCCCCACGAGCTGTTGCGGTCCCGGAAATCGCCATAGACCTCGAAGCCCGTCACGTCGTTGATCGTGCCGGACGGCCCGCGGTTGTTGGGCGCCACCGGTGGCTCGTTGACATCGCAGATCAACGCGATCGTCAGGTTGCCTTCCACCGAAATCGTCGCTGAACCAAACGGGTCCGGCGGCGTGCTCAGTCCGGAGCGTTTATAGAAGTTCGGATCGTAGAGCGTGCCGTCGGACGCCTTCATGCCCACGCCGAGATCAGCGCCCGTTGGCAGGACGGCCAACACCGGGATCGTGCCGGACGGGATCGGGATCGACGTATTCGACGGGCCATCGCTGCTAAACGCGACATCGGCCTCGTAGAACGCGCCGTTGTCCCAGGCGGTCATCTGCGTCGACGGATTGATGACGCCGGAGTACCCGAGCAGTTGCGCGGGCGCGGAGCCCGACTTCGCGTAGAGCGCAAGCCGCACTGACGGCGTCGATGCCCCGTTGCGCCCCATGCGGATGCGGAAGCGCTTCCCCCACAGTGGTGTGGTGGTCGCGGGGAACGCCACCGCCACCATCGTCCCGGCGGGTACGATCGCGAAATCGGGATCTGGGGTTGTACGATATCTTCCGAGGTTCTGCGTACTCATCGACGCTCCAGCGTGCGCATATCCGCTGGAGCAAGTTTAACCTATTGGATATGTTGACCTGTCTATAGATCATTCCGGCTCCACGCTACGGATTCGTAGTTCGGACAATCGCGAGCCCTGTCTTGGCCCGTGACCGCGCGATTAGCAGAACCAATTAAGTGTTAGTACTAAATAGCTACAAACGAACATTGCGCGCGGCGCGCGCACTCAATAAGCTAGCAATACGGGCGATTCACACGATAAACCCGTACCCAGTTCTTGAGGGAGAACTGAGCGCGAGAGGAATGGAGTATGGCCGAGATGAAGCGCCCGCGTGATGAACGGGCACAGACGGTACAGATCGGCGGCCCAATGCTCGAGCACCTGAAACGCACCGCAGATATCCGTGGGGTTTCGGTCGGTGAGGTCATCGCTGATGCGGTGAACCTCGATAACTACTTGGCGGAAACCCAGCGAGAAGGCGGCAAGGTGCTGATTAAGAGCAGGAGCGGGACACGCGAGTTGCTTTCTCGTGACCGCAAACGATAGCGCCGACGAGTGCCAACCAGATACTGGCGGACTGGATTTCCAGTCCGCCAGTGTTGTTGTTCCAAATGAAATAGAACCAGCCGACGAAATCACGAAAGAGGAAACAAAGCCTACCCTTGACGAAAATGCGCGCATAATGTTGCTTGTTATCGCACTTCTCCTCTTTGGCTTCACGGTTGCGTTTGGGGCTATTTCATCAGTGTGGGTTGGTCCGCGAAAATGGGATCAGGTCAAAGATGTCATGACGGCCGTCATCCCGGTTGAAACGCTTATTATTGGCGGTGCCGTCACATACTGGTTCAAGAGCGGCGAATAATCCCCGACATTAATCACCCCGCTCCGCGATGCCGTAGAATGCGCACGATCAGGAGTGGGGGTATGCCGCCGATGGATCGTTTCGCTATGCGTCGATGTCGTTATCTCTATCTAGCATGAACTCTGTTAAGAACGATTGCCAAAATTCACGGTTGTGATTCGTTTTTCCGTGGCAGGATTTGCAAAGTGTGACCAGATTTGTCGGATGTACGTGGGATTTGATGTAATCGACGTGATGAATTTGGTGCGCGCGTTCCCCCTCACCACACCCACATAGAACACAAATCCTTCCATCCCGTTCGCGAATTTCATCTTTCAATCGTTCAGTCCACTCCGGAGGATACTCGCTCTTACGCGGTTGTATTAGTAGCCTCGTACGGGAGACGCTCCTGCCACGCAGCGAATGCCAGCATGGCTTGGAGCAGGTCAATCGACGATTGAATTCCCACGTCGATTCACCATTCCTGGGTAAAACTTGCTCACTACACACAACGCAGACATGGGCTCGATATTCTCCCTTGCGCTTATCTCCTCGATATTGACCAATACATTCAAGTTGGCCGCAGGTCTTCATTTTTTTAAAGTCGAACCACTTCTGATTATCCCGTCGATAGTAATCACGGCCACAAACGGAGCATTGCCTCCTCCCGCGTCCATGATCCTTGGTTCTACCTGCTAATTTGTGGCCACATTCTATACTGCAAGTCTTTGTTACCTTCCATTGCGCTATGTTGGGATGTCGCGAGCGGTCAAAAATCATTGTTTTGCCGCAATACGCACATTGCCTTTCTTCTGACTCCTCTCGTTTAGGACTAGGCTTCCCAGTCAAGCTGAATTTTGCACTACAACTTTTGCCGCAGAAGCGACGCGCAAGGAAACGCCCTTGCGCTTCATTTGTCCCTCGCACCAGTTTGGCACCACACCACTCGCAAACATGATCCTTCACAAGCACACCTCGTATACTTGCTTTGCCCCCACCTGTCCTACCAGGTGAGAGCGCTCCCGGCGGCGTGTCAACTCACGCCGCCTCTTTTCCCTCATCGTCTTGCAGCAGCTCGGACGGATCGATGCCGAGTGCGAGCGCCAAACGCCGCACCGTGCTAATACGCGCCTGTTGAAACCCGTTCTCCAGGCGGCTCAGGGTCGAGAGCGTGAGCGACGCCTTCTCCGCGAGCTCTGTTTGTGTGAGGAGCCGTCGCTGCCGAGCACGTCTTAGCTTCTCGCCATCAATGTCCATTGAGCCTCCCTCATAGGAACTATCTCCTACGGCAATCATAAACTATTGCGAAATGTTGTGCAATAGTTTATGATTAGTTTGTGAGAAGCAAGGAGCGCTCTCACCGGAATCGGAGCCAATGGGAGTAGGAACCCGAAGGCAATCAGGGGGGGGGGACGGACATGAAAGACTTGATCGCCGCGCTCACCGAAGCGCAACAGAACCTCGAACGGGCCCAGGACAGTCTCGATTGCATGTACGGCGCGCGCGTTCCGGCCGGTAGCATCAACCACATGAGCCAGTCGGTTCGGACCTGGCGGGCCAAGGTCGCCGCGCTTCAAATGGAGATTCGCGCCACGCACGATGCAGAACGGCTGGTGGCGTAATGGTTGCCGAGCTTGCCAAGGTTATGCCGTTTGCGTCAATCATCCGCCTGTGCCCCGCCTGCAATGGACGGCGGGGCTTCTACGAACCAATCGGCTCTGATGGTCAAGCGGCCTGGGAGGAATGCCCCGTCTGTAACGGCACCGGCACAGATGACGCGGCGACCGCGGCCGTCGTTCGCGATCAATTGCGGCTTCGAATCGAGGCACATGGACGCACGTTCGGACCCGTACTCAAAGAGTCTCGCGAGCGTGCAGGGCTAAGCCAATCGCGAATGGCGCGAACCATTGGCTGCGATCACAGCTACGTCTCACGGCTAGAAGCAGGTGTGCGCAAGCCCTCGCTCGCGTTCGTGGAGATCGCCGCCGCCGTCCTGGAGTTGGACGCCGATGCCGCGACGGCGTTCTATCACGCGGCCGGGTTCGTGTGCTTCAACTACGATCATTCGATTCTGAACGATCCAGACCTATTGGAGCTCGCGAAGTTCCTCGCTGACGATGACATCGAGGAAGAGTTGCGTAACGAACTGCGCGACGATATTCGTCTTCATCTGAGAGCGGCGGTGATGGCAAGCCTGCCACCGCACAAGCGGCAGCCGTTCGTGTAGGGGTTGCGAAAACTGATGAAATTCGACACACTCCCCTCGATCGAGGGGAGTGTTTTGTGGCTCGTCTGCCTATGTCTGAGAGAATCCTTCTCGTTTTCGCGACCGCCATTCTGGCAGGGTGGCTGAGTTGGCAGCTTGCGCTCCCCCAACACACGCTGTCGAAGTCTCAGCGTGAGTCAGGGGTCACTCCGCCCGAGACTTCAAATTCGTGGGTTCGGGAAAACCCCGGCGTGTTCGGCGCTGGAGTCGGTATCATCGCTTACGTTGCCGGGACGCTTACATTGGTTGCGCTTGACCGCCGCGATAAGAACGAGCGTTAGACATTTCGCATCAGCTCGGTGAGGTTCACGGCGAGAACCTTTCCCCGTCGAGCATCGCGTGCGATCTGAGAATATTCTTCACTCTCAGGGGCAATGATCGTGATGTTGTATGTGTCACCGTTCTTAGTCGGGGCCTGCGACCCAGCGCTCGCGCTCGCGCCAATCGAATACCGATCCGAGAACGCTCCGCCGACGCGCGATGCCCCAAGGTCAGCCGCACGCCCGAGGCGATCTGCCGTTGCCTCCATATTCTGGGCGATGTACGAAAAGTCGATCGGCTCCTTTAGCGGTCCTTCCTTCGCCGGTGAGTGCGGCATCACCGCCGCGATATGTGCCGCTACCGCGTCGGCCGTCGCGCTTGCCGCCAGCAGCGGGCTCGTGTCCACCGCAAACCGTGCCGTGAACGTCTGACCAGCCCACGTATTCCCCATGAGGAACGCGGTGGAGTAGGCATTTCCAACTTGCGTGTAATCTGCGCTGAACGTCGATTCATGGGTTGAGCCAGCCCATGTATTCCCCAGAATCCACGCGACTTGGCTGGCCTGGTCGACGGCGGTGTAATCCGCTCCGAGGATCGCGGAATCGAACGTGGCGCCATCCCATGCGGTACCAAGCATGAGCGCCTGCGCCAATGCGTCGATCAACGGGGTGGTATCGGCGCCAATCTGCGCTTTGTATTGGCCCTTCATGCCGTCGACCATCGCCTGGAGATCAGCACCGGCTTGAGATCGATCGATCTCAACATCGACCGGCACGGTAAACGCCGATCCGCCTGGGCCAACTTTTTGCCCGGAGCCACCACCGAAGAGACCTGCCAAATCGTTGATCTTTGTCTGAGCTGGCGTTGTGTCGGCATCGACGGTATAGACGATCCGCGCCGGAACTGGCTGAGTTTGATCATCCGGCGGACGCGTTGTCCCCCCGCCAGGCGCGGGGCCGCCAGTGCCCGCGCCGAACTCTAGCCCTTGCAGCCCAGCGCGCTCCTTCGGGCCTACTGTCCCATCATCCTTCGTGCGATCTTTCCAAAATTGCAGGTTATTCCATGCCGCCTCAAGTCCATCCGACAGGGCATTGAGCCCCGCGATCGCACCGTTAACCACGGTCGCAACTGGCCCGAGCGGTATGTCGATATCCGGCAACGTGAGATGGAACGGCGCATCGGGGACTACGGACTCAATCAGCGCCTTGATGTCGCCGGCGAAAGATTGCGTCGATGTGGCGATTGATCCGAGGGCGCCGCCGATCCATTCATCAACCTTGCCCGGAAGATCAGTGAAGGGGTCGGTCAGATCGCTGACGAAATCGGAAAATCCATTCTCGATATCTTGCTTGAACCCGTCCAGAAACGGCAATCCATTTTCGACGTACCCCTGTGCGGGGTCCTGGCTTCCATTCGCCCCAAAGACGTCGTCATGGATCGCGTCGTTCCACCACCCACTAATCTTTCCTGGGAGATCGCGGAACGGATTCGCGATAATCCCCAACTCTTTTGTGAATTCGTCGTAGAGCGCTTGTCCAAGTCCGAGTGCCAGGCCAACCGCCCAGTCAGCGAGAAGTTCGTTCGGCAGTTCTCGATGCCCGCCGCCGCCATCTCCACCATCTCCACCCCCGCCGCTCAATAGATTTGCGACCGCGCGCATGCCATCTTGACTGCCGGAGATGAACCGCTCGAAAATGTTCTTACCGGTATCTTGCCCAGATTCGTAGGCCGCTTGTCCAGTTTCCGGATCGGCCGAAATCGTGTCGACACTGACATTGACAGAAGCTTTCAGTTCGCCCACGCCCGCGCGAAACCACGCTTGAAAGTCTTCGTACGACCCCCAGACGTTTCCGCCCCAGGCCGAGATCGTCGATATCGTCGCATTGATGCCGTCAGCGGCCAGCCCCGGCAAATTGACCTTGAACCAACTGGCGAAATCGCCGAGTTCTCCCCAAGCCACACCCGCCCACTGCGCGAGCACTTGAAGATATCCAGGCACCTGTGATGCCAATGTGCCAATGTGCGAACCGATCCACGAGGCAGCATCGAGCGCTCCGTCATACACAGCCCCGGCCCACTGTCCGAGAATTTGCAAGTAGCCGGGCACCTGGGCGGCAAGCGCGCCAATCTTCCCGGCGATCCATCCGGCGGCGTCTAACGCTCCGTCGTACACCGCACCAGCCCATTGGCCAAGGATTTGGAGATAGCCAGGCACTTGCGCGGCGAGCGTTCCGATATGCGAGACAATCCACCCCGCCGCCACGGTGGCGCCATCAAACAAAGCCCCGCCCCATCCGGCAAGAATCTCTAATGTAGCCGGAACTTGACTAATGGCATCCTTCGCAAGATCGGTCGCTTTCCCCGCGACCCACGATGCGAAGTCTGACCCCACATCCCACAGCCAATTCGCGACGGACGGCGCGATGTCGAACGCCGCGTTGAGAATGCCGCCACCAACGTTGCGCCCAACATCGAGCAAGTCGGTCCCCACGTCCCCCAGCGCATCACCAACGCGCCCCAGAACGAGCCGGAACCCGTCCCAGTCCCGTTGACCGGTTTCCTGGATTAAGCGGCCGAGCCCGGTAAACAACCGGCCGGTATCGAGCAAAATGCCATCCAACGTGTCATTGCCCGTCGATATGGATTTGAGCATGTCGCCGAACGTTTTCGGGATGATTGACAGGGCATCGCCGACGCCTTCAAGCCCCTTGTTCCAGTTCTTCGCGCTCAGCGAGTCCAGGAGCTTTTTGGCGGCGTCGTACGGCCGCAGGATGCTCACCCCGAGCCGCCGGAAGAACTGATCGGCGTTGATGCCGGTGAGCGCCTTGAACCGCGCCGCCAGGACCGTCGTGAGCGCCGTGATCCGCCCCATCTGCGAGGTAAACAGCGCACCGTCCGGGCCGAGGATGCCGAGCTTGTTCATGACCCCGATTGGCTTGAGGTTACGCAGGCGGTTGTACCCGTCATAAATCCCCTTCACCCAGCCCTGGAACTTGAGCAGCCCACTCGTCCCGGCGGCGAAGAACTTGGCGATCGACGGCGATGCTTTGTAGACCAGCGCCGTGGCCATGGTGACGACGGTCTGCCGAAACTTATCGATCTGGAATGACGCCGACTCCATTTGTTTGGTCAGCGCCTTGTTCGTGGCTCCGGCCCCATCGGTGGCGTGGTTCATGTTGTCGATTTCGCCAGCATAGGCGGCCGCATTGTCTCCCCCAAGGGCTAACGCACCGTTCACGGCTTCCTGGGTCCCCAGGAGATCCATCAACGTCACGCCGTGCGCCTTTGAGTAGTTGTCGAGCAGTTGCACGTAGCCCGCAAGATCGAGCGTCTTGAGCGCCTGATCGGCGGTCTCGAATCCTTGCTCCTGTACCGCTGCCGTCAACGCCTCGGTTGGTGCAAGCGCGGTCTTCATCAGCGCCGCGATGTCGGTCTCGGCTGCACTCGCGTTGATGCCCTGGAGCGTCAGTTGCGCGTACGCCGCGAACAGGTTTTCCAGCGAAACCCCGAGCGCGTTCGCCATCGGGATCGTTGATCCCATGTTGTTGGCGAGTTCCTCGAAGGTAATGACGCCATCGTTGACGGTTTGAAACAGCAGGTCAGAAACATGCTGCGAGTCACTTGCTTCGAGCTTGAAGGCATTGAGGACCGCCGTCACGGCACGGGCCGCGACATCGGTCGTGGTGAGCCCGGCGGTTGCAGCAATGGCAGATGCTTCCAGCACTTGCATGCCGTCTGCCCCCTGGAATCCCGAGGAGTAGACGTTGTAGAGGCCAGCCGCGAGCTCGTTCGGCATCTGGGTGATGGCCGGGTTATTGGCGAGATCGAGCACCTGATCGGAAAGCAGCCCCAGTTGGTCCGTTGAAAGTTGAGCAATACTGTTGACGTTACTCATTTGCTTGCCGAAATCAAGCCCAGCGCCAATGAGTTGGTCAACGCTGCCGATGACCTTGGTGACCGCGGTGCCCAACACGAACCCTGCGCCGGTGGCAAGCGCGGTTCCGATGTTGCCGACCATGCCCTTCATGCCGTCTTCGACATGCCGAGCTCCCCGATCGAAATCGGAGGTATCGGCACTGAATCGAACATCAAGCTGGGCAGCAGTCGGCACGTTAGGTTCCTATCTTCTTTTTCTCACTTGCCGCGAAATCGGCCCGATCCAACTGGGTTCGTGCTTGGCGCCACCACCATTTCGGGGGCTGGTGCTCTTCGTTTCCGAAGAGTTCCCACGGCGGGCAGTTCATCCGTTCAGCCATGCGCAGGTAATGCACGTAATCAGGAAGTGGCCGCTCTTTGCCGGTTTGGACGAGCATGTCCCAGAACTGCGGGGAGCTGATCGCTAATTCGATTCGCTCCCAGTCGGAGGGTCCACCGCGAAGTCTTCGGAATTAGCGTCCTCGAACAGTGCCTGCACGATCTTGGCAAGCGTGCGTGTCCGCATCTTGGACAGCACATCGCCGTCGATCGGCACCTTTTGCCCCGCCGGCACGATCTCTTTCGTTTCGTACGTAGCGATGCCGTGCTTGTTAATGATCTGTTTGCCAAGACGATCGGTCTTGATCGTCTCGAGAACCACCGGGCCGGTGAGGTTCCAATCGGTGACGAGCGACCCGATGATGAACACGAACGCCTTATGCATCTCCTCGCCGTTTTTTCCGACCAGATCGTGATAGCGCTGCGCGTATTCCGGCGTCATGCGCGATGGGCGGTAGGTGAAAACGAGCGGATCGTCTCCCTCCGTCGTTACCGTCCGTTCATCAACCTGGTAATCAGCGACCTGCATGCGAGCCATTCACGTTCCTTGTGCTAGGCCGGATCGAGCCATTCCCGATCCGGCACGCGAATCCTTACGCCGCGTAACTGGCGATGTCGTTGACCAGCGTGAGCTCCAGTGCGTCGGTGCCGTCCTTCGCGACCGTGCACGAGAGTGGGAAGGTCGCGACATTACTGGTCGGAGCCGTCGTCACCTCACCGACGCTGGTGACCACTGCCATCACGTCCCACTGAATCGAGAACGGGAAACCGTCTTCAATTTCCGGACCTTCGAGCAGGTAGCGAATCGCGATGCGGTCGCCGCGCTCGTACGCACCAACGAGGTTCAGACCGTCGGTGTCGACCGCGACCGAGAGATCGACGGTCATGCTCTGGTCTTCTTTTTCCGGAAGCGATGCGTACGAGACGATGCTCGAATTGATCGGCGCGTCCATGTCGTATTTGTCGCCAAGCTGCAGATTGAACTGGTAGCAGTTCAGAAATTGCGTGGTGCCGAGGTCGGACCAGTCACCCGGGTTCTCGATCCACACATCACCGAGGTTCGGTTGCATCGACTGCATCGGCACATCGACAACGCCGGAACTCGGCAGCGAGATACCGGATGTCTCGTACTTCCGCCCGATCGCACTCGACCCGACATCGAACGAGCCACGCTGCGCGTTGAAGTTCAGGGTTTGGAACGCCGTATACGAGCTGCGGAAGTTCGTGGTGCCGTCGCCCCAGATGAAGGTATAGAACGCTGGGTTATCGAGCGTGTTCGGGTTGAGCTTGAATACATGCTGCCGGGCGTCCGTGGCCCCCACCGGAGTTGTCGTGGTCGGCAGTGCAATGCGACCGGCCGCGATGTACCCGAGTGCCCGGAAGCACGACGCCGGGGTGAAGCTCCACGCGGTGTAGTCATCACTGAGGATGACCCCGCCGGCGGTTTTCCCGGTGCCGGACATGAACGCCTCTGCCGAGCCGCCACGGGCCGGGCGCAAGGTGCGAATTCCGTCGACTTGCTTCATCGCCGTTGCGAGCGGCGTGCCAGGCGTGACTTCCCGCTGAATGTAGGGAATGAATCCTGCGAGCGATTTTCCGCCCATAGCGGCCCTCCTAACTCACCGTCGTGAGCATTGACACGTCGAAGATGTAGAGCCCGCCGACGCGGACGAAATACATGCCGAACTCCGGATCGAGGTCCTGCAATTCGTACTCGCGGCGGCAGGTGATTTGATACCCGTTCTCCGTGACGTTGCTGGCGTGCAAGGCGCTGTGCAGCGCTTCCATCGCGGGAATCAGCGGCGCGACCTGCGGGCCTTCGGTGTAGAGTGCGATTTCGTACCGCACCTGCTGGGCGGTCACGCGCCGTACCCCCATCGGCCCGTCATCGGTTGCCGGTTCCGGCATGCGGTAGACCAAGAACGGCACTTGCAGCCCGCCCTCCATCTGGGGGGCAAAGCTGCGATAGATGCGATCGCCGACGAGGCTCGTGACCGCCGGCGTCGAACTGGCGATGGTGTAGATCCGGCCTGCAACCCGCGCCGCGCCAAACATCAGATGCCCCCTCGATAGGCGGCTTCACAATCGGCCCGGAAGGTCGGCCATGCTTGTTCCGCCCCGCCTCGGGCGAATGCTTTCGGCGGGATGCCACGACGCGTACCGAACTCCTGATAGATGGCGTACTCCTGCCCCCACCGAACTGTGCACGTTGAGTCATCGGCGCTGACGATTACGTTTGCCTTGAGGGCGCCCGTGCGCACCGGGGTGAGCGGTGCGGCATAGCGTTGAGTGGCGTATCCGGCTCGGCGGAGGGCTTGCGACACGCGAAGTTTGCCTCCGCTCGCGATCTGCGGCAGCTTGTTGATCGTAATCACTGCCTGTGCCGAGAACATCTGGGCCATCGCTACCCTCGACCAACCTGCTGAGCCATTACTCGCCGCGCCGTGGCGAACGTGCCAGCCATTCCGGAATCAGAAATTTCAAAGGTGGTGCCGCTCTGGACGTGCATGATCCGGTTGGCGTCATGCACATTGGTATCGAATGGCACCGTGATCTCGAATTGCGGCGTGCTGGTCAGGAACTGCGCATTGGTGAGCGATTCGCTGCCAAGTCCGCGAATGTTCACGGGATTGACCCGGCACGCCACTGTTGCAACTGGTTCCCAATCTCCCTCAAGGAGATCGCCGTACTGGTCGCGGCCTATACCCGGCTTCGCTAGAATCTGGCACTGGTCGGGCATAAACTCCGCCTGCACGGCCCGCAGGTCGGCGAGATCACTTGCCGTCAGCATCAGCCTGTTTGCTTTCGCTCTTGACCTCACGCTTCGGCTTGTCAATCGCCGGGGCCTCCCAGCCGTACGGCTGCTCTTTCGAGATCACATAGCCTTGCGGCTCGTATTTCTCGTGGAAGACCTTCACGCTGGACAACCCGAGCGTTGATCCTGTTTTCGGGTGCTCGATTTGAAACCGTTTGCTCATGCGTGGTCCTCCCCGCACGACAGCTGCGTGATGCCGAGATCGACGGAGCCAACGAACCATGAGCCCTCGTTCTCGACGGAAATAAACGGCAGGGCCACGGCCCGTGCGGCATCGACGGCAGCCTTGAGATTTGCGACTCGTTGTGAGCGCCGGAGGTTCACGTTCGGCGCATCGACTTGCACGTCGACCGAGTTCAACACCGCGTCATAGACCGCCGAGAGCCCGTAGTACCGGGCCAGGATGCGCGCCTTCACCACGTCGCCATTGGCCACCTCGGCCGTCGCCAACTCCGCGTAGTCGACGCCGAGCGCAAGCAGCGTGCTGTCGACCGGCTCCTTGAGGTTGCCGGTACTGTCCTCATTAGCGATGTCGGCCTCGGCGAATTGCCGCTGCAGCATGCCCCAGAGATCAGCCGCCAGTTGCGCTCGAGACATCGCCATGGCTACTTCGCCTCGCCCGGCTCGACGGCTTCGTCATGGTTCGCCTTGCTCCCCTTTGTGGCCTTCGTCGCGCCCGGCTTCTTTGCCGCTTGTGACGCAACCGCCGCCTCCAGAAAGTCCGCGAACGCTTCCAACTCTCGAATGCGTTGGATGTCCTGGTCTTTGCTCTTGAGGACAGGGGGCCATTCCACGCCGAGCAAGGTAGCCAACGCCGGGCCGGCAACCTTGATTCGGTTTTGTGCGAGTCCCGCCATCTTGGCTTTTGCTGTTGGGGTTGCCATACCTCAGCCTCCGGCGTGACTAGTTAATCGGCGCCGTGAAGTTCGACGGGATGGCGTAGCTGGCGTTGCCGATGCGATAGACGAGCGCGCCGACCCGGTTCCATCCGCCGTAGCCAGCGAATCGTGCCCACTGTTGCTCGTAAAAGGGGTAATCCTCGCGGGTAACCCCACCGGGGCCCGGGATCTGAATGAAGCCCTGGAGGGACGATTCTTCGTGCTCCCGCATGGCGATCGGCCGCCCACCGCCGGTGGCAACGGCGATGATGTAGTTCGCTGTCAGACGACGCCATTCAACGATCCAGACACCTGAATCGTGATACCCGATAACGGTGCCCGGGACCGCTGCACCGATCTGACCAACCAACTCATCGTTGTTTGCACCGACGCGAACGTTGGGATCAGCGAGTTTGTGGAATCCCTCAAGCTGCATGACCGCCGCTTTCAGCCCAGTGGGGATGAACGCGATGACCTGCGTGTTCTGGCCATTCTCCGGGTGCTCAGCGAGTTCCTCGAAGATCTCATCAAAGGGGTCGTCGGTATCGGAGATGGCGTTTGCTTGCGCGAGGTAGTGATTGTCAGTAGCGCCCGACGAAGCCCCGGAGAAGAGCGAGTAGACGACACTGTCGCCGTTCGCAAGCGGAGAGATCTTCTGCGCGCCGTGTTCATCGTCGTACCAATCCCACCCGCCGCTCGTGTTCGTGTAAATGGAGGCCAGGATATGATCGAAGTTCCAGTGAATGTCACCGTTGACGATCGCCTCAGCGTCCTCAGCGGCTTCCTGCACCGTCATCTTCTCGCCAGCGAACCAGTTCTTTCCCCACGCGTTACCGCTCCCTTGGATCGGCAACTCCAGCGGATACTTATCGCCGCCCTTGACCGGCAACGCCCGCCCGTGCTCATCAAGCGGTTGGTTCCGTGTATTGATGATCGAGCGGTACATGGTCTTGTACTGCGTGGTGCGGGTGACAAAGAGGTTCATTGCCGTCTGCATTTGCCGGTTGTGCTCGGCAAAATAGATGCGCTGCGCTTCGTTCACGACGGGAACGCCGACTTCGGACACACGCTTGTTGTAGACATCTGCCAGGTTTACGAAGCCTGGAATCATCAAGGTCATTGCGACTCACTCCTTCCAGGGTTCGCCTAGAGATCGACCAGCAGACACTTTTGCGGTGTGTCTCCGAGCATGACGCCGAAGTGCGGGACAACGCGACCAACAAGCACACTCGTTGTTCCGGCCACGGTACTCAGTCGGCCATCGGTATCAGAGACGTAGACGGGGTCGCCAAAATTCAATGCGGATAGATCGAGGCCGTAGACAATGCCCCGGCGGACCGCCGTGACGTTGCCTCCAACGATCGCCGTCTTGCTAGCGAGGCCGTAGATGTTCGCCTCAGTCGAGGTGGTCCCGTTGCCGTTTCGAAACTTGCCAGTCGTGGGATCGAAGCGGACCGGCGCAAGCACGGTAATCGCCTCGAATGCCGGAGCGGTGTACTGCGCCTGCGGAATACCGACGATATCCGCTGTTCGGTTCGTGGTATTCGCAGCGAGCACGGCAATTTCGTTCGCCATGGTTGCTCCTATTGGTAGCGCCGCGAGAGGGCCTTGCTGGCTTCCTCAGACACAGCCTTTGCGGGATCTCCGTTCGGCACCGGCGTTTTCCCCGATGCCCGGCGGAACCGGTCTTTGGTTTCTTCTTGCTTGCCGGCGAGCGCATCGATGATCGCCTTGTGATCGTCAAGGAACTGCTTCTTGGCGAGTACGTCGGCGGGATCGCCCTTGTAGAGCGCCACGACGCTTTCCGGCGCCGCTTTCCACTCGTCCTCGATGGTTCCGCTGATCAGCGACATCGCGGTTTCGAGCTTGGTCTTGTACCCGTCCCGTTCGGAGATCGCGGTATCCCGCTCTCCGATCAGATCGGTCTTGACCTTCTCGAATTCACCGGCATCGATCTGCCGTTGCCGTTCGCGCTCTGCCTCGTCCTGTTGGCGCTTTGCTTCCTGCGCCGCTTCGAACTCCGCCTTCGCGGCGTCCTTGGCGCTGGTTTTTGCGCGCGTCAGGCGATCGGCAATGACGCGATCGAGCTCGTCCTGGGACTGAATGGGCTTGAAGTCCGGAGCCTGCGGTTTTGCCGGATCACCGGGGTGCGGCGTTGCCGGGGGAGTCGTCGGGTCGACCGGGTTCTGCTGCTCACTCATGTCTCGCCTCCCCACCTGTCTCCGCCGGTGGCGCGTCAGTCCATGCTTGCCGCGGCATGGTGCGTCGGTGCGCAGATCACCGCTCTGCGCTGGCGTCGTGACGGAAGACAGGGGTTAAACAAAAAAGGCCCACCGTGGTGGAGCGTCGTGCGCTCTCCGGTGGACCTCTCGGGTCTGTCTTCGGTTGTCGTAAGAAACTATACCATGTGGGCTACGCGGCTTCGCGGATAGCGTACGTTTTGCACGTCTTGCATTCGATTTCCACGACACTGCCTGGGGCGAGGTGCAGCTTCATGAGGATTTTGCCGCACTTCGGGCACCGCCACACGTCAAGCGGGGTGCGGGGCTTGAGCGGTTGGGGATGCTGTCGCTCGCTCACGACTTCCACCTTTGTTTTGCGGACCACCACATGCACTCCACCCAATAGCGAAAAGCAAACCAGTGATCGTCGTAGCGTGTGTGTAGATCGTACAATCGGTCAGCATACTTGCTGATCCGATATGGCAAACGGCTACGCAAACGCTGGTAGAGATTGGGTCGATACTCCTCTCTTCGTTCCACGAATTTCAATGTCTTCGCGGAATCAACAACTAAGATGTATCCCTTCGGAACATACTGCGCTGCCTCAAATTCATGTTCTGGGAATTGATCCTGTAATAGCTTGAGAGAATTGGAGTTGCAAAGGTACTTGATCGACTGCGGCGGTCGCTGCTCGGTCATGGATTACCTCAATGTGGTGGCTCGTACAGTTAGTCCTACCAGGCCGCGATCATGCCGACGATAAGCATCACCAACACGATAATCAGAAACGCCATCCACGGCCAGAATATCCACGAGGGGAGGCTAGGACCTGTCGGAATATGGTTCGGAGGCCCGGGCGGGAGTCGCTTGTTTGAATCGTACCGGTTCCCGCTCATCACTCTATTCCTGTTCAGTCATGCCTTCCCCGGAACCCGATCGGCGGCTTCTCAGGCTCGTCGTCGTGGGGCACGTAGTACTCACGCCACCCACGACGCTGCTCGGGGTCAGGCAGCCACAGGACTGGTGTTGATGTCGAGGTACTTGGCGATTCACTCGACGGGATTGCAGTGCCGACTGTAGTGACAGGCGTTTCGTCCCACCACCAATCGTCATCATCCGCGGCGCGACGCTTGCCGCCGGGTTTCAGCATTGATCCACGCTTCACCTACCGCCCTCCCGCCGCAATCCGCCCCATTCCGATGGGCTGCCGCCGTCGTTTCGCATTTGCCCGTGCCTGCACGTAGCTCCCCGCTGAATAGTACTCACCCCAGGTTTCGTCACGGTGCAGCACGGCGAAATCCTCAATGCTCACCTCGCCGGCTTTGTAGGCGTCATATCCTGCCTTGCTGCCGATGATCTGCTGCTGCACCGTCGCATCCTGCTTCGCGAACCACTCCGGCCCACTCTCAATGTGGGGCAGGAGGCCATCGGGATCGCGCAGCACGGGAAGCGGGCTGCATCGGCAATTGGCGTGTTTGGGCATGAACGGCGTGGTGAGCGGGAAACGACGCCCTGAGAGGCCCACGCACGCGCTGCAGCACACGCCGTCAAGCGCACAGTGCCATTCCCAGGACGGCGCTAACACATCCTGGTTGGCTTGGAATGACGTTAGCGAGGCCGTGGTGTACGCCCGCATCGTCTCCGTCCTCGCTAACGTCAGCGCCCGCCTGAGCGGCAGCTCCGTCGCCGCCGTGATCTGTCGGCCAAGGTCGTTGGCGTTGATGCCCCGCGTCACGCCGTCGATCAGCACGTTCCGCACCGCGTCGACTTCATCGGGCACCGCCTGCCGCAACCACGCCCCCAGCGGCGTGCCGTCCTGCAGCGCCCCCACGAGCTCGATCACCGCCCCGGGGTTGATCGCGGTCCACTGCGCCGCCACCGAGGCCGCTGCCTGCACGGTGGCGGCCTGGGCGAGCGTGAGGGTCCGTGCGCGGTCGATCGCCTGCTGCACGGCGAGACGTTGCGCCTCCGGGATCACCTGATTGGCCAGCGCCGCCAGTCGCCGGGATTCCTGCTCCACCTGATCGAGCAATGCCTGCGCGCGGGCCAGCCGCATCGCCTCGGATGCCGTCACGATGCCATCGGCTTCAATCTCCGCCACGAGCGCATTGACGAGATCGAGCAGGGTCTCGCGCGAGCTTATCCAGGCTTTTTGCAAGACGTCCAGTGCCCGTGTATCGAGCGCGAGGAGTTGCGCCCGGTAAGCGGCAATCAGGCGCTGGAACTGGCTGACGCGGAGCATCGGGGCAGGCACGGCTAGCCGAGACTTACCGTCAATGCCCCAATGCCAAACTGCGGCGCCACATCACCGCTTAGGACCGCGCGTGATGTTCCCAGAGCGCCGCCACCGAGGAAATTCCCGTTCGTCGGTGCGTCCCACAGGCCAAAATGCGTGATCGTTCCCCAATCGATCGTGGGCGTCGGGAACGTCACCGAAGCGGCATTCGCGATCTGCTTCGATGTCCCGCTATCGGCGGGGGCGCTCCACGAAGCGTCCGCCGACGTGACTGCCACCCGCGCATAGGAGCCACTGCTTACGAGCTCGCTTGTGCCGGTATCACCCGGGTCAGCGCTATGCAGACTCACGTAGACATTCGTTGGCTTCGCGAGTGTGCTGGTACGGAAGATGTGGTTAAGGACCGCCGCCTCAAGATAGTCACTGAATCCTGCCATGCGAGTGCCTCCTACCTGATAAATCGATCAACGGTCACACGACCGAGAAACCGGCCTTCGTCGCCAGCCCGCCGTATAGTCCAGCCCACTTGCAACCCATTGGCTGCGTTCGGAGCGTCAGGAATAGCAAACGGGAATACCCAATCGTTTGCACCATCATTGATGGCCGAACCGCTCGCGATGGCATCTCCACTGTCCGAAAAGATGTCGACGGTAATGCTGTCGCCACTAGCAAGACGGTCGACCGGCGCACCGTGCCGCGTGAGGTTGTCAAGCCTCGCGACGTGCGATGTTCCGACAAAGCCGCGGCTCGTGCTTGCCGCGCCAGTGAAGACCACTGGCACAAGTGGGCGTCCGGTGAGACCAAGCGCCCCGGCATGCATCATGCCGATCACGTTTCCGCTCAACGGATTTTCTTTTGACATTTGCGATGCCGCCAATTGAGATGCGATTGACACCGGGCCACTCAGCGGATTCTCGCATCGCATTCGGGTAGCACTTGCGAACGAGCTTCCATTGATCAGGCCATCAGCAGTAACGAGCATGTCGAATCGCCATGGCGACATACGGGTACGTAGATTTTCCCGTTCGGTCGTTGTCAGTGGCCTATTGAAGATGGTGGCGCCATACATCGAACCACCAAGTTGGCTCGTGCCGATGGGGCCGCCGCCGCCTGCATTGTTGGAGCCGAACGCCATATCCTGCGTGGTAGAGAGATTGCCTTGCGGTGTGATCCTGGTTCCCGAGGTACGCACGCCGTCGACCTCGATCGCCATGGTAGTGCCATCCCACTCACAATAGAGATGGTGCCAAGTGTTCTTACTAAAACTCCCAATTGCGGTCTCGATACTGCTCGCGGTGGCAGTTCCCGACCGCCAATACAGAACTACCGTGTTGCTCGGCGTGGTGCCGCGCGTCCGAATCAACATCGCGTCCCGGCCAGCGACGTTATCCGTACCGACGAAGAAAATGCGGCGGTTGGAGACGGTATCGTCGTCTTGATACACCCAGAACACAAGACTCCCACGCGCGGGATCGATGCGGGCGGTCTCGTCAATCTTGAGCGTCGTCGTACCAGCAATATGAGCCGCTTGCACTCCGGCGAATGGACCCAATACGTAGGTAACGGGGTCTCCATAATTCGCGGCGGTTAGCACTCCCGCAGCGTCACTCCCTGCTAGCGACCCATCAAACGGAAGGAAGAGGAGCGCAGGATTGCTCATAGGGTCACCGTCACCGCCGTCTTCCCGATCCGCCAAGCACCGCCTGCATCAATCCCCGCATACCAGATGTCCCACCCAGTTGCCGTTGGCACCATGGCTGAGCGATAGAGTCGGGTGTCATCCCATTTGGGGCCGGTTGACGGAGCAAGTAACGCACTCCCGGCCGTTGCCCAGTGGATACCATCGACACTCGTGCCAATCCAGAGCTGACCGTTTGTCGCGTTCGTGCCCTGATCGCCTTCGGTCCAGAGTCCGTAGTAGACCTTTGAGCGACGGAAGACGTTCAGGTGCCAGATGTCTTTGCCCGCTACGCGGGGGATCATGCACATCTCCGGCTCGCTCCATGGCCCCATCGGTCCCGGCGCGGTGCGCCGATAAATTCGGTTCATCGGGAGCACCCGACTGTCCACCACCCAGCACGACCACGATCCGTCATCCTCAACGATGAACGCCGGCGAGAGCGCCGTGTTCTGCGGGGCACGGAAGACCTCCTGCGCCACAGACCAAGTGACGCCGTTCGTGGAGGTCTTCACCACGATCACGTCGTCACCGGCGGTATCCGCCACCCGATAAAAGCAATAGAGCGTGCCGTTCTGGTACACCAGGTCGGTATCAGTGTTGAGATGGGCTGGCCAGTCGCTCGGTGCCGGCGTGATCGGGTTGCTGATGCCCGCTGGCGCCACCCACGTCGTGCCGTCGGTGCTCGCGACGATGGTCGGGTTTTCGTAGATGGAGTTGCCGTTGGTGTGTGGGGTATACGCCATCCAGTAGCGATACCCGTTCCAGGCCGTCCCGAAATCGATCACGTCCGGATGCGTGCCTTGGGTGTCGCCGTTGTACGTGGGGAGCGTGAGCGGATTGGCGGCATTGGTTGCGGTCATCGTGGGAATGGGCGGCGTCGCGGGAAACGTGTAGGGATGGACGGTGAAGGCCGTAACGGTCGCCGTGCCACGGAGCCCCACTTGGGTGCGGGTCCCATCCGTCGAGACCCCCTCCCAGAGCACCTCATACAGCCGTTCCCCATCAGCATCAGTCAGCGTGACGTACGCCATGTCGCTCCACACGCGTACCGTGATCGTGTGCGCCTCGCCAGCAACAAGGGGAGCGATCGTCTCAGCCTGCTTCTGGGAGAGGGATTGTCCACTGACCTGCTGATACACCCGAAACGATGGGGCAGTGGGTGAGGCATTGATCCAGAAGAGCCACCATTCGTCGCTTGCGCTGCCACGAACCACCACACCGATGCTCTTGGTGTCAGAGGCAAGAAACGACGCCTGAGCCACCACATCGTCAGTATTCACATCAATCATCGCCAGTGATGACGATGCGGCCGAACTCGATGCGGCGCCACCTTGGACGATTTGGTAGACTGAGGTACTCCAAGCGCTCCCCGGAAACGTGTCAGGGAGATGGATGCCAAGCCCGGTTCCAGCCGTGTCTATAAACGAATCAACGAGTACGGGTGCAGGCAATGCGGCACGTGCAACGGCTTGATCTGCCACAACCGCTACTTGCTGCCCCACCGCGCTGCTGGGATCGCCGAGCGCGGTGGCGATTTGCGCCTGCGTTGCTCCCTTCTTCGAGAGCAAAACCGTTTGTGCCATTAGAGTCCTCCTGCGTTGAAGTTGAGGATCGAGCCGGTGTTCCGCCGCTGCTGGTCGGCGTCCAGCGCGGCGTTGCGGGCGTTGAGCCACGCTTGTGCTTGTTCGTCGTCAAGGCCGGTGTGCTTGAGCGCTTCGATGGTGGTCAGCCCCTCACGCGCGGCCGCTTCTTGGATCTTCTGCATCAGGCTGGCAGGCACGAGATCGGGGATCGTCACCGAGAAGTTGAGATCGCCCTTGTGGTAGGAATCGAGGTTGAACGGCAGGAACTTACGCTGCGCGTCCGTGAGGCTCGCCGTCGGACCCCACAGCCCTTGGTTTGCCAGCGCCCCGCCGATGGTGCCGAACATCTGCCCGATCTTGACGACGCCGTTGAACGTGTTCGAGGCGACCCGGTTGTACTTGGTCTGCACGTTTTGCACGAGCGGCAATGCGCCAGGCTGCGTCACCTGCTGCATATCGAGCAGCTTTTCCGAGAGCGTCACTTCCGGCACCGCTTTGTACAGATTCTCAAGCATGCGCCCGATGTGCGGGTCAGCCCCGGCGATGCCCCAATCCTGCAAGAGTGGGAAGGCGCGTGCAGTCTCGCCGGCGGCAATCACCCGCAACGTGTCGTCATCCACATCGCCGAACGCGCTACTCCCTGCCTGCATTTCAGCAAGCATAGTCTTGAGTCCCTTCGGATCGTTTGACGCCACGATGGTCGGTTGATTCGGGAGCTGCATGAGGAAGTTGTTGAGCTGCGTGACGACTGCGTTGATCTCGTCGATCTTGCCGTGCAGGCCATCCAGACATGTGCGCCCGAAGATACCGCCCTGATACCGGAAGTACCCCCAATGCGCCGGCACGAACCCGAACGGGTTTTCGACCTCCGCCGGGTTGCCGTCGTAGCCGGCCGGCTGCCCGTCCCGGTACGTCGTAATTGATTCCGGGGTCACCTTCTGGCCCCATCGATAGACCTGCTTATCAGGGCCGATGGTCGGCAATTCGATGTGGTACAGCGTTACGTCATTGCGGCGCGAGACTTGCAAATCCTGGATGTACCGCGGGTCGATCACCGCCGCCGATACGTCACCGCCCGGACCGGTCGACCAATCGACCTTGACGAACACGTTGCCGTACAACCCTTCGTCGTGCATCCACTGCTCGAACGTGACATCGGCGTTGCCCCAGTCGAAGCCCTGCTGCACCATCAGCCGGAGTTCTTCGGGCGTATTCGACGCATACGGGATCAGATTCGGCTTGCCTTCGTCGGGGAGCCCGTCTTCGGTCCACACGCCGACAAGGATGTGGGTGATCCACCACTCGAGGATTTCGAGCGCTGGGTTGTAGATCGGCCGGATGTTCTTGGGAAGCCGCCGTTCGGACTTGAGGGTGTTCATCAGCAAGCGGTGATGCCGGTACACCTCGTTCGCGGCATACGCGTCCTGCAGGTCGTAGAACGACGTGCGCGGCGCAAACGCACTCGACCGCTGCGCTCGATTGACCTCGGCGGTGGAGCGCGTCAGGTTGTGGCCGAAGGTGGCGATCCGATCCAACACCATCACCGTATGGCCCCCGCGATCACATCGAGCACGACCGCGATCCCGGTCAACGCGCTAGTAGCCAGGAATACCCCGCCGATGATGGCAACCGTCGCTTTGATAAGCCCGCCCTCACGAGAGTGCCAAAGTCGTTGGATCATCGAGACCTCCCGAAAACGCGGGTGAGATCGTCAGGTGAGGTGTACGCCCAGTCGGAGACCGGGCCAGCATCAAGTCCCATCACGAAGTAGCGCAGCGCGTCTAACCCGTGGTTGTTGTCATCGATCGGTTTCTCTCGATTGCGCACGCCCTTGGTAACTCGCATGTCCCAGATGTAGATGTCCATCTCATCGACGGTCGATGCAGGTAACTCCTCTTCAACGAGTGCTTCGTCCGGGTGCGCATTGCAGCCAGCAACAAAGGTGAGCCGGCTGCGACCGTCCACGATTTTGAGGCGCTGCTCAACGGCGCCAATGCCCGGCAGGATCGCGTTGTTGGCTGGAAAGGCATTGAGCCCTGCACTCACGAATTGATCGATGTAGGCGGGTTCGGACGGGTCGCACGCGAACCACGCAATGTCATAACGATCACGCGCCCACTTCGCCTGCTCGATCCACCAATCGATCGTGCGCCGGGTTTGGTAGACCTCATGCACGATGCTGGCGTTCTTATCGCCGTCCCACTGCCCTACAAGGAGCGCCCCGGGTTTGGTCCACCCCCAGTCGACGCCTGCGCCTGCGCCGTGGGCGGGGCGATCCGGGCCAAACGGCGATACCGTGACGATATGCACGTCCGGGTTGAAGTCGTAGACGACGCCCTCGGCGGACACCCATGCGCCGATCAAGAGGCGCTTACGCCGCACGCCCGTCAATTTGTTGAGGCGTTTGAGGTAGCGCAGTCCGGCCTTTGTCCACGTCTGCGCCTCACGGTCCCACATGGCGGGGTTGTCGCGGTGCGTGGTGTTCCAGAGCTTGAGATGCCCCTGCTTTCGGCGCTTGAGAATCCAGTGTTTCGCCGATCCTGGGTTCGTATCACCGAGCAGCAGCGACGCCGGCTTGTTTTCATCGAGCGTCGGACGATCAGTGCGGCTGCTCAGTTGCTCCCATTCCTCGGCGGTGAACTCGGTCGCTTCGTTGACATAGATAATGTCCCACTCGGTGGAGAGCAGCTTGGAGAGGTTATCCATGCCGCCCGGCACGATCATTGATCCGGTCCGCAGGTAGGTAAACTGCGCCGGCCTGATCGAGTTGCCGCCAAAATACTCAACGCGATCGAGCGCACTGCGCTTGCCGTCGAACTCGTGGAGCACCTGACTCTGATAGGTGACAAGTGCTGATGCCTTCAGGGATTCCAGCGTCTTCCGGAGGATCAAGACGTTGACGCGACGGTGATTGCACTGGTCGTGGAGCCACTCGAGGATTTGTCGCGTCTTGCCGGTACCCGCCGGCCCGGAAATGATGATTTCGCCCTTAGCGTAACGAAAGAGTCGGGCTACAGCACCGCGGATCTCTGTTCGCGTGGTCGTCTCGGGTGCCTGTTGCGGTATGGCGGACAGATCGTAGGTGGCGACACTCATTCGTCCACCTCGTCATCGTCCTCAACGTCGATCACCGGATCATCGTCCGGAATTTCCGCCCCGTCATCGATGATGATGTACTCACGCTTCAGGGTGCCTTCAACGGCTAGCTTGTTCTCCCACTGCCCGGTTTCCTGCGCAATGTGCTTTTCCACGGCGAGGTACGCATCGAAAAGCGGGCGATCGAAGGAGTGCGCCCAGAATTCGCGATAGCTAATCCCGCCATCCTCGGTCGTATCGACAACCTTCACCAGTTTTAGTTCGGCGTTGACGAATCCGGTCTCTGATCCAGGAAACTTTTCGAGATCCTTATCTGCCTTGCGAGCAGTGCGGATCGCTTCGAGATCTTGCCAGCGCTTGACCTGGGCGTCGATCCGAAATTGTTTCGTGGCGATCGTTTCAATGCGGAGTTTATTGGCAAGGTCGCGCCTCGCAGCATCCATCGCGACGATGAACTCGGGGCGCTTTTTCCAGCGGTAGAGCGTGACGGGATTGATCCCTAGCTGACCGGCGATCGCTTCATCAGACACGTCGTCACGAACCAGCAAGTCCACGGCGGTCTGCTGCTTAAGGGTGAGCTGTGGAGCGCTTGCATTTTCTTGCACTGACGCCACGTGTCATACCAACCGCATAACGACATATCAACCATACCAATCATACTCTATGGCCGTTCGGACACAAAAAACCGGCGCATCACACGCCGGTTCCGTCTCGTGGGTTGGTATAGCAAGTACGCCAGGCAATCCCAGTCGGCATCGCGGGGTGGCATCTATGCGTCGCTCAGCTCGTCTGCGGCGTCCCGTAGCACACTCCGAATGTTGTTTCGATCCTCAGGGAGCAGATCGTCCCAACCCTGAACCTTCACGTTCCCTGCTCCCAGGATCGATTTGATCTCCTCCCAAAACGCCGCCGTCACGCGGTCAAGCACATCCGCTGGGGACTCAGGCTGCTGCACCGGCACCGTCTCAGCCGAGAGAATGCGATAGGTGGTCTCGAACCCGGGCGTACCCATGGTCACGGTCTCGGCCCCAGCGAACTGCTCGACCGGAATAGTGGTGCGAATCTCAGACTGAATTCCGTGCTCGATGCGCTCAACAATCAGTCGCGTTTCGGTTTCCATCTCACACCCCTCCCCTCGGCTCGCGTCCCACAGGGCCAGCACGCGGGCCCTAGCCTCTTCTCGGTCTTTCTCGAAGACCTCTCGATGCTTTCCGCCATCCATGCCGACAACAAACGACCGCTCACCATAGATCGCAAGCGCCGCCTCGAAGTCCGCCCGCTGCTCGGCACGGAGAGCATGAATCTCGGTCAGCGCCGCATTAGTGGCAGTAGCGAGCGTGAAATTCTTCCTGAGAATGCACTCATCGTACATGCGCTGCTGAATTCGTTCTCTCAGGCCCATCACGCCCCCTCGGTCGGGTCAGGCGTGACGATGCGGACCACCGTCAACACCATCAGCCAAAACCCCAGGTAGAGCACCGTCGCCAACACATCAGCCATCTCACGCCCCCAACAGCTCGGCAACGGCGGCCCGCAGATCGGTGAGCGCATCGTTGCGGGCTAACTCCTTCGCGGTGTCATCCCACGTCACCGGCACCATCCGCCGGTCGATCTCGGCGAGCACGGCGTCCCGGACCACGGCGAGGGCGGCATCCGCAACCGCGAGCGACATCTCCTTGGCTGCGTGCTGATCCCGCAGATGATCGTAGGTGAGTGACGTTGGGACAAGATACGTTCGGTTCAGACGGTCATCCCAGCACCTCTTTGCCACCTGCTCACGGATCGACGCGCTCATGCCGGGCCGTCCGTTGCCTGGTCAGCCTGTGGGACGGTAGGGGTGCTGATGAGGCCGCGATCCCACGCCTCGGCAGCAAGTGCCTTCCCGGACTCGCAATACGCGCGCTCTCGGTCGCCGTACCGTTCGTGACAGTGGCCATCCGGAGTGCGAGAGAGCGCCGACTCCATTGCCCGGAGCGCCGTCATGAGGGCGTCGTCGGTAAGCCCATGTGGATCAATGTGGTGAAGTGCCATCTCACCCCTCCTGCATCGCCGCTTCGAGCACGGCCCGCCATGTCCGACATCATCTTGTCTCGATTGAACGCCTTGTCGATCTCGCAGAACTCCATCGCCTCCGCCTCGTAGCTGGCCTCGGCGACCGCCGCCAGCTCCTGCTCAGTGCTCATCGGTGGCCTCCGTGGTGAGGGCGTCGACGAGTCGGTGCACGTCGCGCATAGCGTCGTTGCGCAGGTCGTAGTGCTTTCTGGAGATCAAGTCGTTTTCGTCGCCGTCATCCTCTCGGAGCCCGTGGTAATGTGCGGCAATCTCGCTATGAATGGCGATGCCCTGAATCCGCTGCTTGATTTGTGAGCCGACATCGTCTGCCGTTATCCACGACGAGTCATCGCTCATCGGCGGCAGGTTCAAGGCGGTGAATTCAGGAACCGTCACCCCCGGTCGGGTTGCCGCCACGAGTGCTCGAAGGAACATGCCTGCCGCTTGGCGGGCCTCCGCATGCCGCTCGATATCCTCGACGTTTGCCTTTGCCCCAGCAGCGAATCCCTGACTCCAGCACACGTTCCCGTATTTCCGAATTTCTTCACTGATGCCATCGGGCACGCGGGCGACGAGGGCGGCGAGTACGGCATCGGCTTGCATGATCGCTGCTTCGTGGGCAATCGATCCGGGGTAATACGCCGCGCCTTTGAGCATCTGGAACATCGCCGGGTCGGACTCCTTCAGTGGGTCCGCATCATAGATTGCTTCCGCGATCACCTCGCGCAGCTCCTGCTCAGGCATTGGTCGGCTCCTCTCCATGCTTTGTGTAGCCACCATCGGCCACGACGTTCCATGTCCGTTGCTGGTTGATCGCGAACTTCTCTTGGGCCGCGTCGAAGAGTGAGAAGCCGTTGCGATTGGCAAGCGTCATCAAGAGCAGCAGGCAGTCGGCGGCTTCCTCTTGGATCATCGCCGTCGTTGTTTCCTCTGGCGCATATCCGGTCGAGAGATCAATGGCATACATCACCGCTGCATCCACGACTTCGGCGGCCTCCTCTTCGAGGTGACGCGCAACGGAGATGTTGTCGGCGTTCGGAAACGTTCTCGTCTGCCATTCACCCACGATGCGTTGAAACGTATCGAGGTCGCTCCCCTCCGGCGCCGGCGGTCGGTTCGTGCTCATGACGGCGCGTGCTCCTTGGTGATGTGCAGCGGGAAACAGGGAACAAGACAAATCCAGATGTCGAGGCGATTTGCATCTCTCCGCCAGAACGCGCCGATCCACGCGTCCTGCCACTTGCGCTCAATTCGGATACTCACCGCTCCACCCCTCTCTGCTCCACCGGCTCGGCATCGGGTGCTGGCACTAGCTCATCGGCAAAGAAAAACCAGTTACCGAGATTGGTGTCGTCAAACGCCACCTCGTATCCCAGCTCGTCAATAACGTCGATCACTGCGATGATGGTGCCGACTTGATTGAGGTCTTCGGGATCAACATCCTCGCCGATCACCCGCACCCGGTCTCCGACGGCATAGGGTTGGGTCATGACGTGGCTCCTTCCTGCTTCAATGCCTCTTCGATCCAGAGCACGCACACGCCGTCGGTGACTTGCTCACTCGTGCATCTGAGCACTCGCCAGCCGTTCAGCATCGCGGCGTTGCCCTTCTCGATGTCGCGCGTGATGCCAGTGTGCGTGCTATGCCCGCCCTTGCCGCGCGTCCCGCCTTCGACTTCGATCAAGAGCCGGTGCTCCGGATAGGCGAAGTCGGCGCGGTACTTGCGACCGGGCATGAAGTGGTACTGCGTCTGCGGCGCAGGCAGCCCCCGGAAGGCGATCTGCTGGGCCAGTGCCCGTTCGAGGCATTCGCAGGCGTTCTTGGCCTTCCCACAGCCGTCACAGATCGCGATGGGCTTACCGGTGCGCTTGCTGATGCGCACAAAGTCGGCGGCGTCCATCTCCGTGGGAGCATCCCGGTCCGTGCGCCGGGTGCTGGGGGCGGTGGTCATGCGGCGTTGTCCTTGCCGTGGCCGATTTCGGTATCCGGAATGCGGTATTCCTCCAGCTTCGCCAATCCCCGATTCAGCAGTTCCACCCGTGCGCCGTCAATCAACATGCGCTCGTCGTCGGTGATCGCCCGCACGTTGTCCCAGCCCGCGTCTCCCGCCTGCCTATCCCGGTTGAACCACATCACCAGGTCCTGCAGTGCCCATGCGGCCTCGATGAATGCGCCCGTGACCACAACGTGATCCCCGACCTCGTTCACGCGTTGGCTGGTACGGAGGCGAAACGACAAGCCCTCCATGCGCCGTTGCGTCTCCCACGAAGTCCAGTACACCTCGTGCTTCTTGGGGCGGTTGAAGAGGCTCATAGGCGGTCTCCGCTCTTGATAGGGGCCAATGCCTGTGGCTGTCGCAGGTGATCCCGGCGCACCCTGCGCGGGCGGTGGCGGTGCTACGGAAAGTGTACCGAGGGGGCTTAGGCGGCTTTTGCGCGCGCCATGTTGCGGAGGTCGTCGTCCGTGTACTGCTCGAGCCATTCCGCAATGATGTCGGCGTGACAGGCGTTGTCCTCGGTACGCAGATCGTCCGATCTGTGACACCAGCACGCCAACGGTTTCCCGCGTAGGGCGATCAACGTCTCAACATGCCCGTCTTGGAGAAAGTACGGCAACCGGCGCCGGTACATCATGAGCGACACGGCGCGTGTCTCATCCGTCGGGCCCGTCCCGACACGGGTCGGGTTAGCGAGCGGGTGGCGCTTGAGTCCCTTACGGGGGATCGCACGGCCGACGTACACCGCATCCGGGTAGTTCGGCATCTCGTGGACGTGGATGATCCGCGTCTCGCTCATGCCGCCACCGCCTTGGCTGATGCAGCGTCAGCGGCGCGATGCAACGGCGTTCCGTCGTCGGGATACCAGCGATACGCGCCGAGCATCGAAGAGATGACCATCCGCCACTCGTCGTCCTCGGGCAAGGATTGCCACCCAAAAGCGTGCGCCAAAAGGTCACCCGTAAAACTCGCCACGATTTCGGCGTCAGACTGATAGCCGACCTCGTATCGATAGACGATGTTGAGGAACCACGTGTTGCGGTCATAGACCCGGATATTGGCGACGGGACGATCAGGATGGATGCGCACGAAGTACGTGCCATCGAAGATCGGGTAGAGGGGTTGAAGCATCCAATGCTTCGAGGTAGAGGAATTCGGGGAAACGGTTGTAGAATCCATGGCGTCATCAACCCTCACACCCATTCCGCTGGGAAATTGACATCTTTTGACCATGGTCGAATCTTGATGACTTCACGGTCATATGCGCGAGCTGCCTCTTCTGGAGTCTGGTAGGTTCCCAAATAGATCAATTTCTTTCCTACCTTTACTCTTGCTCGCCAACCGTTGCCATGAGCCGTAACACCGTGATATCCGGAGACGCCTAATCCAGATCGACCGCGAGCGATACGATCACCGACATTTTCGGCGTCAGTCCCAAGTTCTAGGTGGTCCGGGTTCGAGCATTCGGGATTGTCGCATTTATGGCGGACGACCATTCCTGCCGGGATAGGGCCATGATGAATCACATAGGAGATTCGATGAATGCGCACCATTCGGCCAAGACTTGAAATCCAAAGCATGCCGTAGCCAGCGCGATCTTTGCATGCACGCCACGACCAACAGCCATGGCTATCTAGCCTATGGACATAGTCCCAGAATCTCTTCACATCATCGACCGGAATGGGAAATGGTACGGTAGAATCACTCACGTCACCAGCTCCTTACGCTGTTGGTGGCCGCGCCGGGGATGTTGCAACCATCGCCCGGCACCTTATTAATCCTCATCAGTTTACACCCTCCGCCGAACTTACGTCAATCGTTTTGTCCGGAGAATCCCGATTAAATCGGTCCTGATCCTCCGCAATCTCATCCATTCCAAGCCACACCCCGCATCCCAGCAGCGGCCCGCTGCGCAGGACCGCGAGCCGCTTGCCCGCGTGGTCCGTTTCGTCCGTCAGCTCGGCCACCTGCCCCGCGAGCTGGCGCCGTTCGGTCTTGGTCCAGGATTTGTGCTTTTGTACGAGGGTGATGGTGGTCACGCGGCGTCACCGTCCAGCGCCAGCGCAGAGAAAAGGGTGCCTTGCTCTCGCACGTCCATTGCCCGCTGCACGTTCTTGACAGCAACCGACCAATAACTAGGTTTGAGTTCAATGCCGATCGCCCGCCGGCGAAGCTTCAGTGCCTGGTACACCTCTGAACCGATCCCCGCGAATGGGCTCAGGACCGTTTCCCCGCGGTTGCTCCACAGGCGGATGCACCGTTCGATCGTGCCAAGTTGCAACGGCGCGATGTGCCGTTCGTCGTCGTTTTCGCGGGCTTCCACGACATTGAGCGTGTCGCTCTCGCGAATGCCGTACCAGATCGGCCGGGCGTACTCGATCCACTCGTTGTTGGTGAGGTCGGGTTGCACCGGAACGGCGTTATCGCCGGGTGCCTTGAAGAGCAGGATGTAGTCAGCGAGCGCCGGACGGCTCCACGACGAATCCTTATGAAACTGCGTAAACAGCAACGCCTTCGAGTGCGTGCGGATCGCTTGTGCTTGTGGGTCCTTATCGATGCACACCTCGCCGTGATAGATCCAGCCCGCCGATTGGTGCGCCCGGATCACGTCGCCTCGAAAGTCCTTGAGCCCGATCACGCCGTCTTTCGCCTTCTGCGTGGCGATCTGCTGGACATGCACGGCGGAGATTCGGCCGGGCTTCGTTATCCGGAGCATCTCGCGGATGATGAACCCATAGTGATCGATGAATTGCTCATCCGATCGTGAATTCCCAAGGTCCCGTTCCGATGGGCTGTACACGTACAGCTGACTGAATGGCGGGCTATAGATCGAGAAATCGATACGTGCCGAGGGGATACCCGGAAGCACCTCGGTCGAATCTCCACAGTAGAGCGCAACCTCTTCGGTCACGAATTGATCGACCACGTTATGCGGCATAGCTATCCTCCAACCACGACGGGAGCCGCATCGCGACCGCCGGCACATACGGCGTCGTTTGGACGGCGTGACCAAGTTCCGATTGCTCGTAGATCGCCGTATGCTTCACCAGTTCCGCGGCCATCGCCACCGCTTCTTGTTCCTTCCGTAACACGTTGTAATAGATGGGTTCTTCCACGTCGGTGAGGACGACGTGTGCCGTCACTGGGCGGGTTTGGCCGTACCGCCAGCAACGGCGTATGCCCTGGTAGTACGCCTCGTAGCTATCCGAGAGCCCGACGAAGACCATGCGGGCACACCGCTGCAGGTTCAACCCAAACCCGCACACCGAGAGCTTCGAGACGAGGATGCGCTTCTCGCCGGCGATCCATGATTCCAGCCGGGTGACCTTCTCATCCGGCGCCAGCGACCCGTAGACCGACACGGCATCATCCCCCAGTGCGGTCGCTATGGCGTCTTGCTCGTCATTGAGCCCACACCAGACGATCCACGGTTCGCCAGGCGCTTGCTCAATCACGCCGATCGCCGCGGCAACGCGGTCCGTGATGGTCGATGCCCGCACGGCGGCGCGATCGCCCACGCCTTTGAGCGTCGTGGCAAAGAGTTGGCCGGGAGGGGTGTAGTCGGTTGGCACGATCACGGGCGCAATCGTCAGGCCCGGGAGGTCGTATCCCGTATCGTCGTATCCCAAGTCAGATGGGCGTTTGAGTGACATGCCCCACGATGCCAGCCACCGGTAAAACGGTTCGCGCGCGTGCCCTTTCAGTCGCCACCCCTGATCGTCATGGACGAAGAACATGGCGAGCATCTCGGTCCGCGTCAGGATGCCGAGAAATTCCGCGTGGTTCGCAAGCTCGGCAATATCGTTTGGTGCCGGGGTTGCTGTACAGCAAAGCCGGTAGGGCGTCTGCGCGAACTGCTGGATCAGTTTTGATCGCGTCTTGCCGTCTGCCGATTTCAGGATGCTCGATTCGTCCAGCACAACGGCCCCAAATGCCGCGGCGTCAAACCGATCGACCATCTCGTAGTTCGTAATCGTGAGCGGCCCGGCATCCGCCATCGAACGGGCATACGTCAGCTCGATACCAAGCAGCGCCGCCTCGCGTACCGTTTGTTTCGCGACGGCGAGCGGAGCCAGAATGAGCACCCGCTCCTTGGTCAATCGGGCCCATTCGAGCTGCATGCGGGTTTTGCCAAGCCCGGTATCGGCAAAGATCGCAGCCCGCCCCTTGCGAAGTGCCCACCGCACAAGGTCGCGTTGGAATGGGTGGAGGCTGGCGTGGATCGCATCGTCCGGAGCGTTGATGCCGGATGCTGGAACAAGCGATGACTTACGTGCAAGAAATTCCTGGTAATTCACGCCGTCTCCAGTCCGTCGTATGCCGGTTCCCACTCGCCCGCCAGCGTGTAGATCCGCGCCGCACAGCCGTATTTGCGGTTGTCCATCAGGGCTTGCCGCACCGCGTCCACGATGCCGAGGCAGGACACCGTCACCTCCCGCTCGAGCTCGAATTTCCGCACCACCTGGTGATAGATCAGGACATGCGGCGCCACGATGTAGAAGCTCGTCCAAGTCTGGATCGGGCGCTTGCGAATCTGCATCACGCGGCCTCCTTCCATCGCCCAATCAACTGCCGGATTGGGGACTTGCGGGGCATCGCAACGGATTCGATATGGGTGAGTGCCGATCCGGCGAGCATCGCCCACTCGTCAACGGGCGGCGGGCCGACCGGCTCGGCATATCCATCACCGACATACTCCGCCATCGATTCTCTGAGCGCGATCAACGCATCAACAGCGGCGGAGAGCCGTTTCTCCCGGTCGTTCATGCTGCCCCCTGGCTGATCTCAAACAGCCGCTTGCTCGCCCGGTCGTACCCGAATCGCACTTTGCCGAGCTGCCCCTGATCGTTGAACCGCATCTTGGTAATGTGGATTTCCACCGTGTCATCGTTCTTCGCGAGGTCGCGCCACACCGTCAGCCCGATGTCGGCTTTGTTGCGAAAGTGCGCGCTGCCAGAGATGTCCCACAGGCCCGGCACCGGCTCTTCCCCCTCATCGGTGCGGCGCATCTTCGTCGGGTGCGCAACCAGCCACAGATGCACGTTGTGGAGCCGGGCAAAGCGCCGGAACTTCGAGAGGGCATCGCTGATGTATTCGGTCTCGGACTGATGCCGCGGGCGGCTGTGCTCAAGCTCATTCCAGGGATCGACCACGATGCCGCGCACGCCGTTGCGAAACACCTGCACCTTTGCCAGTTCGAGAATCGTGTCGACGCCTGGCTCATCCGGGAGCAGGAACGCGAACCGGTCCGCCACCCAAAGATTCGCCGCCCGCATTTCCTCGAGCGACATCCGCGGTCGCGGGCCGTCCGTAAACGGCTTGCCCGTGTAGAGCTCGATGAGATGCTGCTGATGCTTGACAAGCGGCTGTTGCTCTGGCGAAAACAGTGCGAAGGTCCAGCCGTGCCGTTCGGCGAGCCAGATCAAGAGTTGATCGATCACGCTCGATTTGCCGTGACCGGGGATGCCCGTCGCCACGGTCATGAGCCCGGTCTTGACCCGGTAGTGTGCATCCAGCGCGGCGCGACCGAACTCCACCCCGGGATCGCTGCCGTTCAGATACAGGTGCTCAAGATCCGAGATCAGGTTGCGCCCGGTGTAGATGCCTTCGACCGGGAACGGCTCGGCTTCATCGAGGCACGATTTCAGGTAGTCCGCGCCGGCCGATTGCAGGCACTCGTTCGCGTCTTTGATCCCCTCGGGCCAGATGACGCGACTGCATTTCTCCGGGCCAATGCGGCGGGCCAGTTCCTCCATGAGCTTCTGGCCTGGCGCGTCGGCATCGGTGGCAATGATGACCGTCTTGACGCGCTGGAAGAGCGCTTCCGCGGCCTCGAGGAACGTGAACTTGCTCTGGTAGTTCTTTGCATCCAGCGCCGGTGCGCCGTCCGGGACGCTCACGGTCGCCGGGTAGCCCGCGACATGGCACGAGAGCGCGTCGATCTCGCCCTCGACGATCACGATGGTGTCGGCATCCCGGCAGGTGTCGACGTTGTAGAGCACCCGCTGCGCGCCCTTCTCCATGCGGAAATGCTTCTTGCCACAGCGGTGCTTGGTGTTGATGTGTTGCCCGTCGACGTAGTACGGGAACAGGATGTGCCCGACCTCACCGTTGCAGACCGGGCAGAACTCCTTCGCCGCCGTCACGCCCTTGGCGAGCAGGACCGTTTCGGGGATCGCGCGCTCGGCGAACCACTTCACCGCGTTGTCCCACAGGGTCGGGATCGTCACTTGTGGGAGCGGTCGCGGCGCGTCGTAGGTCGGCTTGCGACTCGGTGGAGTATCGCGCCAATCCTTCTCGCCCTGCGTGAGTGATCCCGTCCAGCCACAGTGATGGCAGAACCAGACGCCCTCCTCGACGTTGACCCGGAGATCCTTATCTCGCTGGTTCTCGCGCTTGCGGCCCGGCGTGCATTCCGGGCAGGTGATTTTGACTTCGCCGCTCGCGCCGAACGGGAGGGCAATGCCGACATCGGCCCAGGTGCGCTTAGTCATCAAAACACCGGCTTCGTGGAACGCGGCGAGTTATGCGCCACCGGCTTCGGCTTCGCGGCCACCACAAGGCTCGATCGCCAGTCGTTGTATTTCGCGGACATCAGGCCGAGCGAGATCGACTCTACCCAGGACTGTTCGCCGAGCCACGAGAAGAGCTCATCCAGTTCGTCGTTTCCAACGCCGTACCCAGCGAGGCGTTTCGCATCCTGCCACTCGCGAGCGCCACGTCCGGGAATCGCTCCGCCAACTTTGGTGGCATACCACTCCGCCACCTCGTAGACCCGATTCGGCTTTTTGCTGGGGGCGCTATCAGTCTCTGACTGATTATTCTCCTTCTCGTTAACTTCTTTATGATAGTGGTCAAATTTTTTGACCGGTACCGGTAAAGTATTTTGACCGGAGCCGGTAAAGTTTTTTGACCGGTCGTCATTATTGGCGGGCTCCACCGGTAAAGATTTTTGACCGGTCACCGGTAAAGTTTCTTGACCGGTCGCATCGTCACCGGTCAAATTTCTTGACTGGTCACCGGTAAAGAATTTTGACCGGTCGTCCGCGTCATTAATGTCCGACCGGTCAAGTTTTTTGACCGATGGATGATGGGGCAGGAAGTACTCGAAGCTCTTCGTTGAGCCCCGTTTGCGCTCCGAGATGACGATCAGCCCGGCGCTCGCGAGCGCTTGAATGTGCTTCATGACGGTCGGCCGCGAGACGTTTTTGATCAAGCCGACCAGCACATCAACGGAGGCGTTGGCACGCCCGTCGGGACGTGTGTACTGCGCGAGTGCCGCGTAGACACAGACGGCGCCGGGCTCAACTTGA